TAACATCGCAAATAACTTGCGCCACCACGGCGCTTAACTTAAAACCCGCAGAGCTTTCAGCGTCCAGTTGATTTGCTTTGTTATACGCGAGGTTGAAAATGGATATTACTAAAGAGCAAATAGAAGCAATGACTAACTTGCAGGACGATGTAACTAAAGCACTGGAGGCGGCTTTTCGAGATGGATGGAACATGGGATACGGCGCTGGTTTATCAGACGGACACCCAATTAACAGAGCCTGCGGGGATGAAGACGCTAGCTGGGAAGAGAGCGATACTAAAGCAACCATTGAGGCTAGCGTATAACACTTAGCTCACATGCATGAGCAAGCGCAGCGCAGCGAATGTCTGGTGCAGCGCTTTGTTAGGGCAGCACCAACGCAGGTATTGACTAACCGCTGATAGCAGACTAAATTAAGAAACACGGTGTTAGACCCGTATACGGTAGATTAATACAAAACCTTCTTCCGCTCTTGGTGCCACTACCGGCAGTCTAACCCAGGAGAGGAGGGAGGTTTTTTATTGGGAGCAATAAAGTGAACGACTACAGAAACGACGCACGGCAGGTAGCAAAAGAAGCACACTGGACAATATGGAAATTCCTTCCAATATTGCTGCTAATTGTTGCTATTGGGTTTGGTCTTAAAAGCTTTGGCTTAATAGGCGGAAAGATGGTTGAGCGCCAGGTTCTAGTAAATAGCCATCAATACATTGAGGGAATGGAACAGCGAGCCGGGGTGTTGAAAGCAAATATTGCCGAAATAGACGCAATGATTTCAACAGGGCAAGGCAATAGGGATGAGCTTCTTGGGCAGAAACGGGTACTTAAAGCCCAACTATTAGCAATTACAAAATAAGGGGAATGGCATGAAAAAAGTTATATTCGTAGTCTTAGTGGCATTTGGGTTGACCGCCTGTAACGAGCAAAACCAGGAGACCAAAGACAGGAAGCAAGTTCAGGCACAGCAAAGCCAGTATGCAGCCTCGCAGCCCGTTCCTATGTACGACTGGAGTCTAGAGAGGCATTTGATTATAGAGCTATATAATTTGCGCAACCTAAAGGCTGTGACACATTCAGTATGGCGCAGCGACAGAGGCTTGATTGAGGGTGATTGCCCTAGTATAGGCTTCGGCATCCCTTATGACACAAGCTTGACTAACCCGCTAACAGCTACAGATTTTGGTCGAAGTTCTTATGATAGGCATGTTGTTGAACAGGCAGAGCCAAACGGTATTTTCGCCAGTAAAAACACAGCAGCAACATGGGTTCTATGCGCGGGCAAGACCGGAATGATTGAGCCTGTGTATGTTGAAACGAAAGTGACCACGTATCCGTACAGCGTAAAGGTTGATTATGAGAAGAACAGGGTTACTAAATCAGGGAAAGCAACGGTAACCATTAGCGCTGAATAGGACGCAAGGCCGCGCAGGTTTCGACTTGCGCGGCCTTATACGGAGGAGATATGAAACAGATTAATATGGCTAAAATTCTAATATTGTTGTTGCTCATAACAAATGCGTTTGACGTATATGCAACAGCAAACGCTATACAAATAGGATACGAGGAGGCTAATCCAATTGCGTGGTGGGTGATTGAAAATGCAGGGTATACTGGCCTAATGACTATAAAGCTGACGTTAATACTGATGCTTTTTATTGCGATTAAATATATCGCCGGTGTTTATTTGGTACTGCTTGCATTCGCCACTGGTGCTTATTCATTACTCGCAGTTATTCATATGCTGCACATGTAGCACAGCTGGTAGAGTGTGCGGCCTAACACTTAGCTCACTGCACGAGCGAAGCGAGTGTCTGGTGCAGCGTTTTGTTAGGCCAGTACCGACACTAAACTAGATGTACCACCAACGGAGATGAAAATGAACAAAACATTTAAAGCAATGAAATTCAATATTGGTAACAACCCATCACTATGCAAAGCTATCCAGAAGCGGTTGTTTAAGCTCGGGTACGAATGGGTAGATGGAACAACAGTTCAATTTCCAAATGCACTTTATCTATATGGACATTCTGATGGGCGTATTAGTTATACCGATAGTCCAACCTCTAGCTGGTTTGAAGACCAGCCTCACACGGAGATCGATATTGAGTGGATGAAACCAAAAGAGCGCAAGACTATTGAGGTGGGTGATAAAACCTACTACGAAGATGAGTTGGCAGAGGCTTTATCAAAAATCAACGAGGTCGAGTAGCTGAACTGGCTGGCCGCACGGCTTATGGTTGTGCGGCCTAACATGTAATATCCTGCATGCGTTTAAACGTAACTATTTATAACAAGTTGATAGCCTTATAAAAACCAGGCATGGAGGGGCGAAAAGATGCCGCGCGAAGACCATAGGTTTGTTGTTATGATGAAGGATAGATGGACTGGCGAATCATCTACTTTGCATCTACCTCAAGCGGAGCGGCCTGGAAAATTCAGGGTTAAATACAAGGGTAGAAACTCAAAGAGATACCCAGAAATGACAGGTACTCAGGTTGGGCAGAAGGTTAACCATTTTTTAATGGCCCAGCAGAATAAAGCATTTTATCGATATGATGAGAAATGAAAAAACTAACTGAACTGCAGGCGCCAGGCATCCGTGACCCGGCCAAGACCGGCTATCTGGTGGCTTCTATGGGCTTCTATAGGTTCCCGCCTAATGTGCCGTTTTACAACGACTCACAGGCTAAGTGGGGTGGTAAATTGCATTGAAGGTGATTAGAGAATAAAAAACCCCGCAACAGTTTGAAACCATCGCGGGGTTAGTGTAGCATTAGCTTATCGACGCGGTATATTCAGTACCTAGTCGAACAGATTTATAGAGAGAAGGCAATCGGTTCAACATTGGCGACAAGCCATAACCAGATTATAAACCATTTCTCTTAATTTGTTCAACCGCGTCTTATTGTGGATTATTGTTGGTCTACCATGACAGCGGGATAATCCATATTTGCGTTACCGTTGGGCTTCTCATAGCGCAAGAGATCGAGCGAACACGAAAGGTCTTGAGAATATGGTTATTAATGTGGACAGTATCGCTATAAGGCTCCTACGGGAACTCTAAAGACCGGCGGCGAGAAATGCCTAAATAGTAATTGTTCTGTGTGAAAAGCAGGCTTTGCTAGCATTAAATTCCAGATAAGTGATTTCGTGATATTAGGCTCCGCCACCCTTTTACTAGGGCTAGGCTGAGCTTGGCCAGGAATCCGACAAGAGGAGGCAAACATGGATACGGAATTTGAATTAAGACCTTACCAAAAAACCGCACGAATAGAGATTATCGAATCATACAAGGCTGGCAATCGCGCCCCATGCCTTGTTGCCCCTACAGGGTATGGTAAGACTGCCCAGGCATCGGATATATGCCGGACCGCCCTTGCTAAGGGGAATAAAATACTATTTCTAGCACCACGACGGAATTTAGTTTTCCAAACTCTAGATTCATTCAAAGCAAAGGGTCTTGACTGTGGAATCCTTATGTCAGGAGTGCAATACAGGCCACATAGGATAACAATAGCCAGCATTGATTCTGTCACCTCTCAATTGAAACGTAATAACAGCAAGGCAGAGCATGCAATTAAAGGCTGCTCACTCATAATTGCTGATGAGGGACATACCTACGCTGCTAAGGTAAGAGGAAAATTTATCACCGACATCCTGGATGGAGTGTGGGGAGATAATAAGTTGGTGCTTGGGATGACGGCCACACCATGCGTAAGTGGTGGTGGTGGGCTGGGATCCATTTTTGATGATCTAGTAATACCTATTGAGATGGTGGACCTAATAAAAGATGGGTATTTACTTCAGCCACACTATTACTCAGCCCCTAAACCTGACTTATCACAGGTAAAAACTACAGCAGGTGAGTACAACCAGAAGCAATTAGGTGAAGTCTATGATGGTGAAATTGTTGGTGATGTCGTAAAGAACTGGATAAAAATTGCAAAAAACACAACGACTGTAGTGTTTACACCAACCCGTGCAAACGCACAGCACCTAGTTGATGAGTTTATAGCAGCAGGGTTTGCAGCGGCTTATATTGACGCTAATACAGAGGATGAAGACAGAAAAGAAGTATTTGACGGCCTGGCAAGTGGCAGGATCCTTATTGTATGCCAAGTGGGTATAGTTTCAATGGGGACTGATATTCCAAGGCTTCAAACTGTTGTAATGGCAACAGCGACAAAAAGCGTATCTAAATGGATGCAAGCAGTGGGAAGAGTATTAAGGCCATACGAAGGTCAGGACCATGCAAATGTAATTGACCATGGCGGCATGACTATGGATCCATGTATGGGCGCAGTTGAGTATATTAATGACTGGTCCCTTGATGCTGTTGAAAAAATACAGGACCGCGTTGAACAGAGGAAACAGGAAAAGAAAGAAAAGAAGGATATTGAGTGCAAGCAATGCAAAAGAATTTATCAGGCTTCGCATATTTGCCCATGGTGCGGACATCAAAATGTCAAAAAGGGGGAGAAGTTAGAGTTTCATGAAGCGGACCTAAAGAGAGTTAAGCCTAAAAAGATGGATCCAGAGCAAAAGCAAAAGATATGGAATGATGCGTTATGGACCGCAAAATATAGAAATTGCAAGGTTGGAGCAGCAGCTCATATATATAAACAAAAAACAGGCGTATGGCCAAAAGGACTTGATAGGTTGCCAAAGGGTGGACAGTGGCAAATGATGACGGCTGATTTTATGGCTGAAACAAGATAATGCTTGAATTTAAAGATGTAAAGTTTGCAGCAAACGGAAAATCAGAAATGATATTAATAGGCTTAGGTGTGGCCGCTGAATACTTAACAGGCAAACATTGCCCTTGCCCTGGTTGCGGTGGTGATGACAGGTTCAGATATGACAAGCAAAAAGAGTGCTACCATTGCGGTGGCGGTGGCGAATACTCTACAGGCGATGTATTTGATCTATTAAGCCATGTAAACGGGTGGAGTACGTCAATTGCATTTAAAGAGGTTGCCGAGTTTCTAGGTGTTAAGCCCGATGCAAGCCCAGAGGCTAAAGCCAGATCAAGAGAGTATGCAAGACAAGCTGAAGCAATCAAACTAGAAAAGAAGTTATCGCACGAAATGACCGTGTTGCAGCAAGTATTGTTTGCTAGGAGCAACGATAAAAGCTACCCAAAAGAGCACTGGGACAGGGAGATAGAAGCGGCAAGGGAAATATTCAAACTAATAAAGGTGCTATATGCAAAACCAAGAGTTTGAGAAAAGAATCAAATATATGTCTAAACGGCTAAAGGCTGATTATGATGATTTGATAGATTGGTATAAGAATGATGTAGAAGATGTTGTAGAAATGACAGGTGAAGCATTAGAGAAGATAATTAAAGAGTATTTATCTATTAAATTTTTTTACCGAAAAAACCAGATAGAGAAGATAAGGAGAGCGGGATGATGATTAATATCGTTTTAACTGATAGTCCAAAAACAGCAGATAGCGAATGGAGGACATGGGGGCGTGCCTGAGATTACTATGTGCGACAACCAAAAGTGCTCAATTAGAGATAGATGCTATAGAGCAAAAGCTGAGCCTAGCTATTGGCAGAGCTGGGCTATTTTTAAACCTACAGAGGACGGTTGCGAGCATTATATTGAATTTGTGCCGCACACCAAGAGGCCAGATAAAGCAGAGAGCTGGTGAGGCATAACGACACCAATAAACTGCTTGCGAATTGATGACGCTGGAAACACTGAAACAAAACGAACACTAGAAACTTTAAATTAAACTACGCGGTAGCAAGTCAGCTTTAATTGGCTTGTTATGTGTAACTAAGGAGGTTGGCGAATGCTACCCAAGAAAGGGCGAAAGGAAATAACTGTTGATGGTGTGCTGTATTTTTATAAAATAAGCGGCTGCGTATCGGTCGTTATTTTTAATAGCGTCACTAGAGAAGTAAAAAAATGGCACGAAGACTGGAAGCCAAAATGGCGTCAGCAACTAAAACCTAGCGATATTGAGCGGATAATTAAAGACACATAACATCCGCAAATAACCGGCAACGCTTTTTGCTGTCCGCGTTGATTTGCCTGGTTAGGCCGAACCTACACTGAACTATGGAAACCACTATGATAAAGCTAATGCAGGGCGATTGCCTTGAGATGATGAAAGAAATACCAGATGGATCGGTTGATATGATATTGACTGACCCACCATATGGTACAGCGGGTGGAATGGGTGCAAGTGAGCCGCGATATAAAAGGCTGGCAGAATCAGAGTGGGATGAATGCCTACCACAGAAAGAGATTAACGAAGAGTGCAACCGTGTTATACGGGTTAATGGAGCGATGGCGATATTTAGCCAGGAGCCATTCACAAGCAGGATGATATGCGAAGCCCACAATAATGTGCCTTTTAGCTATAGGCTAGTGTGGCTTAAAGATCATTTTGCCAACTCCCTGGTAGTAAACAAAGCGCCAGTGAATTACACAGAGGATATATGCCTCTTCTTCAAAAAGCATACCAAGCACGATTTTGAAGGCTTTCACCCTCTGCGCCCATACGCAAAAGCTATATGCGAGTTTATAGGTAAAAAGAAAAAAGAGGTGTTTTCAGATATGAGGCACCAAGGGCTGTGCCACTTTATGAGGCACGAAACCTCACAGTTTAATATGTGTACAGAGAAAACCTACAGCGAGCTGGTAGGGCTATATAAGATAGATTGCATGAGCGGATTTAGAGAGTTTGCTGATTTAACCAAGGAGGACAAGGCATACAGGTTTGACTTAATAGAAAAGATGACGGCAGCAAGCCCTAAAGTGTTTAATTTGCCAGATGGCGAGAAATACAAAAGCAATGTGCTGGAATACAAAAAAGATTATACCGGGTTGCACCCAACACAGAAGCCGGTAGCATTAATTGAGGACTTGATCAACACCTATACCAACGAAGGCGATACGGTATGCGATTTCACAATGGGCAGCGGAACCACAGGTGTGGCCTGCAAGAATCTAAACCGCCGCTTTATTGGAATAGAACTCGATGAGCAGTATTTCAAGATTGCACAGGATAGGATTAGTGCGGCCTAACAGGTAATATTCGGCACTCGACTGAATTACTCAGGTATTAAATCAGCCTCAAGCCTTAACTGTTGTGCTGATTGCGGGATATTCGGCAGGCAAAAACAGAATGGACTGGTATAAGGATATTGGTTTATGTGCTAAAATGATACAGAATCAATTTACTTAAGTAGATGGGCTGAACAATGGCTTGGTATTACGTTAGAACGCATGCAGACGGGACTGGAACCGGAACAGGCGACCAGGGCAGGTATGCCTCACAGCAAACAGGTGACTGGGATACCACCTTTACAACTACCGCAGAATATTACCCCTCAATAGAGGCGGCGCTTGCCGCAACTACCCCCCTGTAGCAGGGGATTTCATTATGTGCTCAGATATACATGATGTAACAGACAGTGGAAATTTAGTATACGGTCTGTCAACAGATTACTATATCATGACATTCTCAGTGGATGACACCGATATTGCGGTGTATAAGGCTGGAGCAGATGAGCGCAATGATTTACTAGCGTTTTCTTATGAAGATATCGAGAGATGGGAGGCTGAATTAAATACCAAGCCTACACTCATTGAAATAACTAAAGCGAGGGCGCTCTAATGGCAGCCGGGGATTTTCTATTAACCGTTGGCACACAGTTTAGCTTTGCCGACCATGCCGGAGACTTTAGCCCTGCTGCTGCAACTAGCTTGGAGCAGGGTACACCGACAAATGTGCAGCTATCGCTTGCCAGCGTAGCTGCCGCCGCTGCTAGACAGAGCGCAAAAATAGACCTAGGATCTACAAGAGCGCCAGCCTTTACAGTGATGGCTGCTTTAGAGTTTGCCTCTGGTGTGGTGGCTGGTGAGACAGTAACACTGTATTGGGCGGCATCTCCAGATGCAACGGCAGCAAACGGAAACCCTGGAGGCGTTAGTGGCTCAGATGCTGCGTATACAGGAACCACAGGCTCAACGGTGGCAGAAAGTGTTAGGCAGTTACTTAAGATCGGTTCTTTTATTGCAACAGATGATGCGACAGCAACTGTCCAGGTTGCGTATATTGGTAGGTTTGCACCTCCTACGCAATACGGTTCACTCGTTGTGGTGAATAATACCACTCCAGCTTTACATTCTGATGATGTAGAAATGCACATCGTATTCGACTCTATTATTCCGCAAAATCAGTAATGGATGATTTCATCACCAATATGCTGTTTGAACCATCTTTATTAGATGGGATTAAACCAGAGGGAGAGGTAGCGCCTCATTATGATAAATACCCTTTAGTAGTATTGTTTCTACATAATGAGCGTGGTGGAGATGTTTTTGATTTAGTATGCAGAGGAAGCTATGGAATTTTAACCAATTCACATTCTGATGTTGATGGAGAATCCGCACTAAACTTTGATGGCGCAAATATGATCTCTTTAGGGGATCATGCGCCAGCGCTTAAATCACCGCCATTCACAGTGATTACTATTGGTGAGTACAATAACGCAGGATCAACTCAGGCGCTTTTCAGTTATTCACAATCAGGTGGTGGTAATACCGGCTGGTCATTGAAATCGGAACAATACCCAGGCACAGGCGCTATAGGATTCACAAAGCATGGTGTAGCTGACATTACTTCAAGTATTTCAACGCCAACCTCAGGATTACATGCTATTTCCTGTATAGCTCACTCAGATAATGATGTTACTGTAATGCTAGACCAAGAACATGAGCTGCTTGGTAATACTGCGGCATTTAATACTACGGGTGTTAACAATATTGCACTTGGCGGAACCAGAAGCAATGGAGATAGGTTTTCTGGAAAGTTCACACTAAATGCTTTGATAGCTGATGATATAGGTGTAGATGAAGTTAAAAAAATACACGAAAACCCTATGTCATTAATCAAATCAAGTTTCATATTTAACCCTTATTATCAGGCGGCAGCTGGTGGTGGCAATGGGCTTCTTTTATTAAATCAGGCTAATAGCTTATGAGTTCGCAAACAGTATTCGTTACCAAGGCAACAACAGACTTCACATGTTACGTTGATCTATTGCAGGATAACTCAGGTACAAACCCTGGAGATCCACTAACTGGCCTTGTATATAACTCAACTGGACTTGTTTGTTACTATGTAAGACCTTTAGCGGCAGCTGTTCAGCTTACTTTAGCCACTCAGACGGTCACAGGGGCGCACTCAGACGGTGGTTTTGTGGAGGTCTCAGCAGCAAATACACCGGGTAAATACAGGTTAGACTTTTCCGACGCTATCCTTGCTACAGGGGTCGATTACGCCACAATCGAGTTAAGTGGTTATGCCGATCTAGCTCCTCACACAATTCATGTAGTACTTACTGATATTGATTTGTATGATGGTGTCAGAGGCGGATTGACAGCCCTACCTGCATCTGGAACGCTTGCTGTTAACCCAACTCTTGCAGCAGTAACCCACACTGGGGCTGTGATACCGACTGTTAGCACACTAACAGGACATACCCCGCAGACTGGGGATGCTTACGCCATTGTAAGCGACGTAGCATACGGCAACGCTCAGCTTGTAAGATCAACTACACCAGCGAATACATACAATATTGATGCTAATGGTCGTGCTGATGTAGGGTCCTGGCTAGGAACTGCGGTCACTACATCGTCAATTACTAATAAACCTGAAACGGATATGTACTCCATCAGCAATGATGCAGGTGCAGCAAATAGACTGGAGTTGTTCTCAGAGTTTGGTGGGTACACAGATGGATTTGTTCATATTAATACCGTAAACGGAGCAGCTGGAACTGATGATTACGAAAATGGAACAGAACTAAACGATGTTGATAGTCTTGCTGACGCCATAACGATAGCTATATCTATCGGGCTGTTTAAGTTTAAAGTAAGCAACGATTCATCCATAACATTTGTCGAGGCTCATGCCTCGGAGGTATGGGATAGCCAAGGTGCTACTTTGGTTATTGGGTCTGGCGCTGGAAACGATGTAAGCAAGACCCATTTTTATCATTTCAGTACTATTTCAGGTGTTGGAACATGCCCCACGGGCGAGGCGCATGTAAACGGGGGTCATGTTGGTAACTTAGAGCTAGGTATTGGTCATTTGACAGGGTGCGCCTTAACTGGCACGTATACTTTAGGCGCTGCTGCCAATCATGTAGTAGAGCGTTGTTACCAGGAAAACGGTACAGCCTCGATCTTTGATATGAATTCTCTTGGCGGATCTCATCTCAGTATAATGAGCCACAATGGCAGTGTAACTATCAACAATATTTTGGCTGGCGATACCATTGAGCTGAACGGCAATTTCGGAGATATCATTCTAAACGGCGCAGATGCTACTGTAGATATTACTGGAATTGCTGCAACGGTGACTGATAATCGCACAGGCACACCACTAGGCACTGATAGTTCAGTAAAGGCTAGTGAAGTTGCTTTGATACTTGCTGATACCAATGAGCTGCAAGGAAACCAAGGGAACTGGGTAACTGCTACAGGCTTTGCCACAGAAACCAAGCAAGACATTATTGATACCAATGTAGATACGATTCTTGCGGGAGTGACTGTAACAGACGCTGGAGGCAACAAGATTGCAGATCATGTTCTGCGCAGAGCGTTTGCTACAGCAGCAGCTAGTGCTGATGGAGATGCTAAGTCTTTTAGGTCATTGCTTGGAGCGATTGCTAAACTGGTTAATAAAGTCAGTATATCTGGCACAACACTAACCATAACTGAGGCAGATGACGCTACAAGCCTTGGAACACAGACCCTCACCACAGATGCGGCGGCAGACCCTATTACTGGGGCTGATACTGATTAATGGCTGGCGGCTGGGGTGGGATACTAGGCTTAACGGGCGTATGGCCTAGCTCTCCACCTTCTGTATCTCAGGCAGGCTGGAGAAGCTATCTTGCATTAACGGGTATATGGGTTGATGGCGCTGGGACAGCCATTGGAGGGCCAATAACTCCAGCACCTGGAGGCGGGGAAGAGCCAAGACAAGGATCATGGGCTAATATTCAGTATCATGAGAGAATAGCCAGGATACAAGATCAAGAAGTTCATGAAATTATATTAATCTTAAGGGCCAGGGGTCTGATCTAAATGGGTACACTCAAGAAATGCTTATCTGCTGAGCTATCGGATCTGCCTAATGTGGATAAAGATGATATTCGGGCTGGCTCAAAAGAATATCAAAGCACAGAGGGTTACACTCCTGCCGAGGCTCACCTGGAGGCGGTCAAAGACAAACTGAGTGAATACACCAAAGAATTAACCGACATTCACAGCCAGATCACTAAGGCGGGCGGGATTGTGCCTGAGAGCTGGAGGATTCCTGTAGTTGAAGTGGTTGAAGCGGTTAAGGAGGCCAAGCCAAGCGGCGAGAAGATTGAGGACGTAGGCGAGAAGATAGGCGGGGCAAGAAAGGATACCTGGGCTGGATTTAGAGATAAGGTGTCAAATGACTTATCAGAAAGCGACATCCTGGCGCTGCCCCTAAGCAAGTCATTCCCAGAGCCAAACTACAAGACACTTGCTGAGCAGGGGGCTAACGCACAATCACTAGCTTTAATTAAGGTGATGCGCGAAGAGATTCCTGCCAAACCAAGAGGCCGAAGCAACTTCCAGAAGGAACGGTACGTTGAAGGCGTTACTGTTTTAAGGAAGGCTGCAAAAGATATTTTAGATAATCCTGCATACGCGGGTAATTTCCTCGATAAGATGCGTAATAGCGGGATGATAAACACTCTTGCTGACCGCGTTGATCTAATGCTTGAGCTTGGATTCCCTGGTAGCGCAGCTGATCTTAAAGGCATCACCTTAGAGAAAAGGCATTATGCATCTTATGGAGACGAGAGGAATGTAAATAAATGGATCGTAGACGTTCCAGCAAAAAGCCGTAAGTCATTTGGAGGTATGGGTGGCGAGATAGCCGCATCTGATACGAGAGAGACTGCTGTAGAGGCGCTGAAGCATTACCTAGAGACAGAACAGGCCAAGCCAAAAACAGGCAAGCAGACTTCCTTTGATGTATACCAGTATCGCGCTGAACCTGGCCGGGGATGGATTGTCGGCAAAAAGGTAGGAGGCAACCATCTTGATCTTGCCGAAGGGTTTAAGACCGCGAAAGAAGCGCGCAGCCACATAGACGAAAACCAAAACACCTTAGAGCAGACGCTAAAGCACAGAAAAGAGATACCTGCACACCGAAGAGCTACCAACGAGGTCAGGATAGGTAAGAATTATCGCGAAGACAAAGATGTGTCAGCTGATGATTTTCGTGAAACCTTTGGCTTTAGGGGTGTAGAGTTCGGCAACTGGGTTGAGCAGGCCAAACGACAAGAAAGCCTAAATGATGCGTATGACGGGCTTATGGATCTTGCTAACTTGTTAGATATACCGTCCAAAGCAATATCACTGGATGGTGAGCTAGGCATGGCCTTTGGTGCTAGAGGCAAAGGAAAGATTGCTGGAGGCATTACTCCAGCAGCTCACTACGAGCCAAGCAGGGTCGTCATCAATCTCACCAAAAAGAAGGGGGCAGGAAGCCTTGCTCATGAGTGGTTTCATGCTTTAGATAACTATTTCTCCAGAATGCGCGGAGATAACATCCAGTATGTCTCTGATCGTCCTTATGAGTTAATGGATAAATCTGTCAGGAAAGAGGTGCTGGCAAAATTCAAGGGCGTAATGACGGCAATCAAAGCATCTGGGCTGCCGCAGCGCGCACTCAAACTAGATGGAAGGAAAACCAAAAACTATTGGTCAACAAGCGTAGAAATGTCTGCTCGGTCATTTGAGAGTTATGTTATCGAAAGGCTCAAGACCAATGGCTTTGAGAGTGACTATCTTGCCAACATCGTATCTAAAGAATACTGGGATGCAGCAGAGGCGCTGGGCTTGGAGACAGATAGCAGCTATCCATATCCTATTGAGGCTGAGCAAGAGTCAATCCATAAGTCATTCGACGATCTGTTTTCTACCATTCAAACCAAGGAAACAGATAATGGCGTGGCGATATACGAGACTGGCGCTGAATATGTAGCACAACTGGAGGCAAAGTATGAACCAAATAAAGCCAACGAAAAGCCATTCAAAGAAGCAGCTCAAGCAGTGGAGCGTGTGCGGAGGATTGAAGGCTCCATACTCGCTAACAGCATGCCAAAAGACTTCCAAGAAGAAGGGAAAACCTACCTAATAGGGCAGACCATAAATAACCACAAAGACCTGGCGGCGCTGGCTCAGATATATCGAAACCCATCGTTTGAGACGTTCCGTATTTTCTTTATGAAAGGAGCGCGCGTCGTAGGACAGACAGGCATTACATCTAGGCTTCCAGGTGCGTCGGCTGTATTTGTCGGGCAAGGCAGGCGCGGATTCAGCAGGGATGCCGCTATCGAGGATTTAAATGCGAAAATGAAGGCATCTGGAGCGGACAGCTATTATCTGCTTCATAATCATCCGTCCGGCAACCCGACTCCATCAGGAAGCGATCTCGCTTTTACTGGCAGGCTGAGCTTAAAGCTTCCAGGGCTTAAATCCCATATTGTTATTAACCATGAGAAATATGTAAGCATAGCTACCAATGAACAGGGCGCTGCCAATTACAGCGAGCATGCTCTTGACACATCAAAAACACCAGACAGGTATAAGTATAATCTTGCCTCTCCAAAGATCCCGCATAAGATTCTTGGAGAGAGGATCATGCAGCCAAAAGACGCTGCCCATATTGGCGCGGCGTTAGCTGGGTCAGAAGGCACTTTCCAGCTAGTAGGTCGCAAGGCTGGCTTAGGAGGTATAGCAGGTGTCATGGATGTACCTTTAGATGTGATAAACGAAGGGAGGCCGCTACGCCTTGCGGCAGAGATACGTAAGTTCGCAAGAGCTACGGGGGCAAAGGACATGTTCGCCGTGAACATCCCAGATGGTAGATATAAGTCACTAACCATGCGGGCGATAGAAAAAGGGCTTCTTACGGATGTAATTTATCGCAACGGGGATTCGCTGCGCATACTTAAGGGAATCACACCTGATCCTGGAATGGAATATGGTAGGCCGCTGGTTGGGTTAGCTGTTGAGGAGAAAAAAGCAGGCTACTCCAAACGCGGCCTAAGTGGGAAGAAACCAGAGCTAAATGAGTTCCAGAAAGAAAACCAGCGCCTGAGAGAAGAAGATACGCCGCTATGGGAAAAGGCAGATAAAACGCTGAAGAGGTATTTTAGCCCTGGTGGGCTGCTGCCAAAAGAAGTGTTTGATGAGAAGATTATTCGTGATTCAGAGTTTGAGGTGGTTGAGTTTGACGTTAGGCACTTGGTGGGAAGGCTAGAAATAGCGGTCAAGAAAGAATATGGAAAACGTTTCGAGGCGCTAGATAAGCCTCTTCTTGAAAAGCTAGGCAAAGCTCTTACTGGTGACGTAGATCCAAGCATACCAGAGTCTGTGCGCAGTGAGATATATGCCATGAGGGGGTATATAGACGGGCTATCAGCACAGTATGTAGAGATCATAAACAATGAGGTAGACACACTAACACAAGAAGGCTCAGCAGCAGCTCAGGCAAAAGCGGGCCTATTAGAAACAATAGTGAGCAATATAGGGACATATGTTAATCGCTCTTATCGGGCTTTTGATGACAAGACGTGGTTTAAAAAGATTCCTGATAATGTGCTGAATGCGGCTAGAGATTATATCCGTGATAGACATATCTCTAATGGAGAAGATGCCGCAGAGGCTGGTCGGCTAGCTGAAGTTGCTTTACATGAGATTGTGAAAACAGGAACCGCCTATGACAGCATGGAATCTTTCATCAAGGAATCTAAATTAGGCGCAAAAGACTTATCTGTTCTAAAGCATAGGAAGCAGATAGCTCCTGAAATTCGCGCTTTACTGGGGGAGTACGTTGACCCTAGATTGAGTTTTGCTAAATCAGCATCAAAGATGGGCAGATTGATCTGGAACCAAAAGTTTCTTGATCGGGTGCTTGTGCATGGTATGGATAACTTCCTATTCGAAGGAACAGACAGACCACCAGAGGCCACTAAGCAATTTGCGGCAGATGGGTCAGAATCCTACGCGCCACTGAATGGACTATGGACATACCCAGAGATAGAGGAGGCTTTCCGTGACGCTCTGGGTAAGGAGCAAATGGAAAATTGGTATCGAACAATTGTCCAGATGAACGGCATGGTTAAGTTTGGCAAGACCATACTTTCACCAACTACTGCGATGCGTAACTGGCAATCGGCTATGTTTTTCACTTTGGCGAACGGTCATTTTGATATTTCACATGCGTCCAAATCGCTTGCTGGGTTAAGGGAGTATTTCACCCAGCAGGGCGAAGGGTCAAAACTTGCGTATCTAAGAGAGATGAAAGAGCTTGGAGTAGTTTACGATACCCCATATGCAGGCGAGATGATGAGGCTTCTTGATGACTCTCGCATGGAAGACATGCTAAAAGGAAAGCGCGGAAAAGCAGTATCTATAGCAGAGTTCTTGTTGCAAAACGCCCAGAAATTCTATCAGTACGGAGATGATTTTTGGAAAATCATAGGCTTCGAGAATGAAAAGAATCTTCTCATGAAGCATGCCGGCCTTAGCGAGCAAGCAGCAAAGAAGAAAGCAGCGGAGCGCATTAGAAACACATACCCAACCTATTCAATGGTTGGAAAAGCAATGCAGTCATTGCGCCGCTTCCCGCTAGCTGGAACATTTGTTTCGTTCCCTTCGGAGATTATTCGCACATCTATTCATATCGTGAAGTACATGGCGGAGGATATGAAGACACCTGGCATGCGACCAATTGCTATGCGCCGCGCTGCTGGGCTAGCGATTGTATCTAGTTTTGCCTATGCTCTTCAGGAAATAATGAAGACAGCCCTTGGGGTTGATGACGATGAGGAAGAGGCTGTTCGTCTACTTGCCGCTCCTTGGCAGAGAAACAGTAATTTGATTTTCACAGGAAGAGGTGAGAATGGAGAGCTACAGTATTTTGATATCTCTTTTCTTGACCCGTACAACTATTGGAAGCGGCCTATTACCGCTGTTATTAGGGATCAGGATTGGAAGGAATCAGCGAAGGATGTATTAAAAGAAACATTATCGCCGTTCTTAGGTACTGACATTGCAGCTGGCGCTGTTTTTGAGATTCTTGCCAACAAAAAGGAGTCAGGCGCGCCTGTTTATAGCGAGCATGATCAGCCGTGGGAAGCGACAAAAGATATTGCGAATCACCTCAGAAAGAACCTTCAGCCGGGGGTTATGGCTAATGTTGAGCGAACCATGAAGGCTATTAATGGCGAAAGATCCCCATCTGGCAGGAAGTACAATATAGCAGATGAGGCTATGGCTTGGGGTGGATGGAGGGTGTCCACGCTCGACCCAAAGGTTGCGCTATATTATAGAAGCTATGATTTTAAGGATATAAAGCGCGATGCAACAAGGAAGATAAATAAGGTTATCCGTAATCCGAATAAAATCACTAAAGATGAGCTGAAAGCCGCATGGGAGTTAAGCGCAGAGCTAAGGCAGAAGGCTTATGGCAATATGTTTAAGATTATCCATGCCGCCAGTAAAAGCGGGTTATCTGTTAGTCAGATTAGGCGTATCCTATTAAAAAGCGGAATCTCAAAAATAGATGTGGCTGCCCTTATGAGAGACACGGTTCCTACATGGAAGCCATCAGCGGCCAGCTTGAGAAACGCACTTAAAAAGGCTGATATGCTCTTTGATAAAGAGGCTGGCGCTAGGTTTAGGGAGCGCCATAGAGAGCTACAGCAGCTTAGTCGTGAGTAAAATCCACAGGTAAGTCATACTCTGGAGGGGTGAGCATTGGTGAGACTATGAATAGCCATATAGCTAAAGCAGCTGCCGCCCATTTGAGCGATGAAATTAATATACGCTCTGCCTTCACAGTAGATTGCGAGCGGGTTTTATGCTTTGTTTTGTATCCGTCCCATGTCATAGGCTGAATTATAGCTGATGATTACTACGGCGAGTCATTTAGGTGGCAATAACCAGATATGTTATAATTAATTCATGTGAATGTGATAGGTAGTGATGCGAATGAAAAAGAAACAAATCTCAGAGAATGAAGAGAAGCGACCAATGAAGGAATATAAAAGGGCTGCTGATCGTGAAAAGATCGCAAGTGGCGCACTGAAACGAAGGAAGAAGAAAGAGGGCGCATGATCCCGCTAGACGCAACTATCACGCTAATCACAGAGTCACTTATCGTGGCCGCTGTGGTTGTAGCTGTAGGAAGATCCTCACTTAGTGGTCTGGTATTTATATTACCAATGGCTATACATTATTTATTTAAAGACTCGCTTGAAGGAGTAGTCTACTTCTCATCATCTGGGCTATTATCAGCAATGACCGTGTGCTTGGTTATTAGGGCATTCCCAGAACGGAGGGACATAATGTGGCTGGCCTTGGCTTGTATAGTTGCCGACCTAGTCGGGCTTGCCATGTGGGCTGCCTACCTAGAACCTTATGTGTATGCCATTTCATTTATCATAATCTACTCAACCTCAATACTAATAATAGGTAAGGGAGATGCTAGAGGAAGCAATCAGCATTTTAGCGGGATTGGCGGGCCTAGCTTATCTTTCAATGTATTGCGTCAATGCAATTTTAAGCATAAAGAGGAAACGTGAGCGTTACCTCGACAACAGCAGAGGCAGCAGAACAAGCATGGTCTGCAATGGATGCACTTCTAAGCCTCAAGGCTGCGCTAGGTGTAAGCATAGTAACAGTGATAGCAGGAGGCGCTAGTCTAGTAACAAATGCAAGCCCAATCCTTCCACTATGCGGATTAGTAATATCAGTTATCCTTTGTGTCATTCAGGTTAAAAAATTCAACTTAGAAAAAGAAAAGCACGAAATATTCAAACGTGAAGAGGATCAAGAGCACGAAGAGCGGAGAATTAAAATAGAATTACTTGAGATGGAATTAACCCAGAAGACAGAAGCGCGAAATAGATGAGCTACGGATAGGGAGAATAATGTTTGAAACACTAGGGTATCTCTTCTGGGTGATTGAGACAGTAGCAACCATCATAGGCTCAATAGTTATAGTAGGAGCTGCTGTTATAACCCTAATCATTAAATTACAGGGTAATGAGATAAAGCCATGAAAAGTAGTGAGAGCCTTTAGAGTCTGATGCCAGCACCTAAGGGCAATAAGTACGCAGAAGCAAACACTACCTTTACGCCAGAGTTGGGAACGAGGGTGTGCGATTCGCTGATTAGCGTGGGATCTTTAAGGAAGGTATGCGAGGAGGACGGAATGCCAAGCAAAACCACTGTATTCAGGTGGTTATTGAAGGCAGACATAGAAGACGCCGAGGAAAAGTACATAAAGTTTCGTGACCAATACGTGCGCGCACGGCAGTATTCCAAGGATTATAAGTTTGATGAGCTTGAGCATGAACTCCACTCAATCGCAAAAGTTCCGGTAGTTATTGATGATGTGCCGCTGATGGTAGACGGTAAAATCGTAGAGACAGTTACGACTACGTCGGTTGCATTAGCCAAACTGCATCTAGACGCATTCAAGTGGCAGTCATCGAAGGAGAACCCTAAGAAGTATGGGGACAAGATATCCCAAGAGGTCACTGGCCCTGGTGGTGGGCCTCAAGTTCATGTGATAACTGGTAGCGAAGACCCTAAAGAAGCATCCCGTATTTACAAGGAAATGATGAATCAAGAGTAGGTATATATCACTACTGTAGAAAGTTAACTAACCTATTGAATTGTATGGATTATCAAAACCCCGAATATTCCGCAATATTCGCACGTAGAGCTAAGGTATTAGCCAAGCTTCGTGCAGACCCAAAGCTATTATCCGCAGCAAAGACACATTACCGTACTCATCCGTGGGATTTCATATCTGACTGGGGTATGACTTTTGAGCCTCGCAACATAGAAAGAGGATTGATTGCCTCAATACCGTTTGTTCTCTGGCCTAAGCAGGAAGAGTATATACGGTGGGCGTATCAGAGTTGGAGGAATCAAGAGCGTGGATTAGTAGAGAAGTCGCGTGACTGTGGCGTGACATGGCTTTCTGTAGGGTTCGCCGTGTCGATGTGGTGCTTTGAGGATGGCTTTACTGCTGGCTTTGGGTCAAGAAAGGAAGAGCTGGTAGACAAGAGAGGGGATTCCAAGTCTATTTTTGAGAAGATCAGGTTTTTCCTAGAGAACATACCTGTTGAGTTCATGCCTGAGAGCTGGGATAGACGAACTTGCTCTGCTCACATGAGGATAGTTAATCCTAATACAGAGGCGGCAATCATAGGCGAATCAGGCGATGAGATTGGCCGTGGCGGTCGATGCTCGGTCTATATTGTGGATGAGGCCGCATTCGTTGAGAGGCAAGAAAAGGTAGATGCGGCTCTATCACAGAACACAAACTGTCAGATTGACATATCAACACCAAACGGAAGTGGAAACCTCTTTTACAAGAAAAGGCAGCGGTTCTCTGGTACAAGCAAGATATTCGTATTTGATTGGCGCGACGATCCAAGAAAGGATGACGCCTGGTATCAAAAGCAGGTTGAAGAGCAGGACGAAGTAACGGTGGCTCAAGAGATAGACCGTGATTACAATGCTTCTGCTGAAGATGTGTTTATCCCTGCAAAGTGGGTTAAAGCATCAGTTGACGCTCACATCAAATTAGGGTTTGAGCCATCAGGACTTAAGGTGACAGCCTTTGATCCTGCTGACGTAGGTGACGCCAAGGCCATAACGAATAAGTATGGCTCGGTCATAACTGAAGCAAAGCAGATGAAAAAAGGCGATATTACTATTGCTATACCTTGGGCTATGTCCACAGCTACAGAGTATGGTTCTGATGTATTTAGTTATGATGCTGATGGAATGGGCGCTCCCAGCATGAAGCTGTCCCTTGTTGGGAACAAGCCCTCTAAAATGAAGATGCATGCATATTATGGCTCTTCTGGTGTAGATGAGCCTGAAAAGTATTATGGCGCAACTGAAAATAAGGATACTCAGCTAAAGAAGAACAAGGATGAGTTTTTAAATTATCGGGCGCAAACCTGGACATGGGCCAGGGACAGATTCAAGGCAACTTACGAGGCGGTTCAGAGAGCTGAACAAGGCCTTCTTATCAATGTAAACCCAGAGAACCTAATCAGTATCAGCTCTGAATGCGAGGATCTGCATGACCTGACGTCTGAATTATCCAGGCCAAAGCGAATCTTCACCAACAACGGAAAGAAGCAGGTCGAGTCTAAGAAGCAGATGAGGGCTAGGGGTGTTATCTCTCCTAATTTAGCCGATAGTGCTATCATCGCTATTAGCATCAAGAAGCCAAAAGAGAAGAAGCGGCTTAATATGGCTCCTCGTAGAATGACTGACGCAACAGTGGGCTATTGAGTTGAGCGGCAAAGGCGATAAGCGCAGGCCACAGAAAGTATCAGATAAGCATGTAGCAAGTGAGTGGGATCGAATCTTCAATAAGCGAGGTAACAATGTGCAACAAGATACCATACGAGACGATAAGCGACGCCCTAAGAGGCGCGAAGATAGTAAACAGTGATGTAAAGCGCCATCAGCACACTAAGCCAGGAAAGCCTAAAGGAAATCTAAGGCCGTATAGCTGCACAGAATGTGGCAAATGGCACTTAACAACAGCGCAAAAGATGAATAGAAAGCGACGAAAGACAAGATGGAGCGGGAAGCAGAAAGAGGCTTTAAGGGAGAAGTGGAGATGACAGTTGTTAAAACTATACTCAAGATACTAAAGCCAATAATCTTACCCATGGCTACGCGGTGGTGTTCATTACAACGCGATGACATGTACTCAAAAGGCAGGGCAATTACAACTGAAGAGGCTGTTATTGCATTTGATGCGGGGGTTGTACATCCAAGTGCTATGAGGGTGATTGAGTGTGATAGTGTTCCGCTACCAGATAACTGGCTATTGTTGCAGGCAGGTAAGCTGACTGGCTTATACTCTCAAGAATTGGCAGGTATGACTATTGGCGACTGCGTGTATGTTAATAGAAAGTACATAAGCGATGGTTTGCTTGGCCATGAGTTCACACATGTAGCCCAATACCAGAAGGCCGCATCAATGGAGGCTTTTCTGAGCAGGTACATAAATGAGATGATTGAATATGGTTACAGTCAAGCGCCAATGGAAATAGAAGCAAGGAACGCTGCGCAAGAAAAGACAGAAGGAAGGTAGCAGCTTTGCTTATATGCTAAAATGATATAAACTATAACTACCTCATGTCGAGATGACAGCATGGTGCAAATTGAAACAGTCAAGATAAGAAGCCGTCAGCATTCCGTGTTGATGGCTTTTTGTCGTTTGGAGAAAGATTAATGCAAAACATCAAGGCGATTAGGTCGCTAAAACAGAAGAGAGTATCTAGTGCGGTAATCAGGCCAGCCGACGTAACGGCGTATGCCTCTGGTGATGTTCTGTCGGCTGTTACTACCGATGCCCACATGGAGTTTATCGTAAGCGAGGGTGGCAAATATACAGGTACGATCCTTTCACTAATTGCCAATACCAGTGCAAGTGTAGCGACCAAGCCTGATTTAGAGCTTTGGCTATTCCACACTGACATTGCAGAGGTTGCAGATAACCTGGCTTTTGCACCTACGGATGCTGAGATGCTTACTCTTGTTGGTGTCGTTGACATTCCTGTAGCTAACTGGAAGGTCGGAACGGTAACAGCCGGAGCTGCTGGCAACTCGGCGCAAGTGGTTGCTGGTATCAATCTCCCTTATGTAACTACCCCAGCAACACGGTCAGGCTCAACCAACACAGGCACTCTGTATGGCCAGTTGGTTCACAGGGCTGCTTATACCCCAGTATCAGGCGAAGTATTCACAGTTGATCTAGTAGTAGCCCAAGACTAATGCAAGAAGAAGCGCTAGAAGAAGAGAACAGCGAGGCTCAAGAAGAGCGGATCGAGAAGCTTAACTCGCTGGGTATGGCCTTGGCTAAAACAAGGAGTGAAGCGATACATGGGCGTGAAACTTCTGGCATTGAATCCGTATGGGAAGAAGATGAAGAGCATTACGAGGGCATAGATAATGCGAATCGTGGTGAGACTGGCGCGTGGAGTTCAAAGCCTGCCGGACAAGCTGAGTTGGGCGGAGGGAGTCGAACAGGATCAACGGTCTTTTTCAATATCACCCGACCATACTGTGATGCGGCTAGTGCTCGAATAGGCGACATGCTCTTGCCTACTGAGGACAAAGGCTGGGCTATTAAAGCCACACCAATTCCTACTCTAGTTGATATATCAGAGGGGAAATTCTCTCCAATGATGCAGTCTCAGATTCAACAGGGATCACCAGACCCACAAAAAGAAATGCAATCAATGGCAGCCAAAGCCGCCGAGATGATTGATGTTGCCGCGAAAGCAGCGGAGAAGGCGGAGAAAAGAATAGAGGATTGGCATTCTGAGGGACAGTACAACGCAGAGATGCGGCAAATAATAGAAGACTCAAGTAAGATCGGCACCGGCATAATGAAAGGCCCAGTTCCTGAACGCAAAACATCTGTTATGTATAAAGAGGGGGCGCTGCATACTTCAGAGGAGATTGTCCCCGTATCAAAGCGGGTTGATTCGTGGAATTGTTTTCCTGACCCTGGCTGCGGAAACAACATACACAAAGGGCAGTATCACTGGGAGCGTGATGACATTACGCCAAAGGATCTTTCTATGTTGAAGGGTTCGCCTGGATACATTGATAGTCAGATTGATATTTGCTTAGAAGAAGATCCACACAAAGCCGTTAAAGACTACTCAGATAGAAATGATCAAAGAGGGCTGATTAAGCGCGAAAGCTCCTCTCTGTTTGAGATCTGGTATTACTACGGCCGATTAAAGAAAGAAGATATTGAGTCTGCTGGGTGTGAGTGCGAGGAAGGCGATGAAGCTATAGATGTTTGCGTGACTATGGTTAATAACCGGGTAATCAAGGCCGAGCCTAACTATATGGACTCTGGTGAGTTCCCATACGACTACATGACCTGGCAACGCAGAACTGACTCTCCTTGGGGCATTGGCGTTGCCAGGCAGATCAGAACGCCTCAAAGAGTTGTAAACGGCGCGGCTAGAAATCTAATGGATAACGCAGGGCTGGCTGGTGGGCCGATGTGGATATTCCAGTCTGGTTTAGTTGAGCCTATTGATGGGCGATATGAGTTAGCCCCACGTAAGGGATGGATGGCTTCAGAAGATGCCGACATTGATGATATTAGAAAAGCGTTCTCGTTTATTCAGATACCAATGGTTCAAGAAGACCTACAGGCGATTATCCAGCTTGGTCTGAAGATGGCTGAAGATGTAACCGGATTGCCTATGTTGCTTCAAGGTCAGCAAGGCAACGCTCCAGATACATTGGGTGGCACGCAGATTGTAAATAACAATGCTTCAACCGTACTTAGAAGGATTGCAAGGCTTTGGGATGATTACGTCACTGAGCCTCACGTAAGAAGGTATTACAGGTATTTGCTACAGTACGGTGAGAATGATGAAGAAAAGGGTGATTTCGTAGTCGAGGCCAGGGGGTCATCTGCATTAATCGAGCGCGACGCACAAAGCCAAAGCCTGTTGATGTTAGGCCAGTACACGGTTAATCCTATGTTTGGCATTGATCCTAAGAGATGGATGGAAGAGCACCTTAAATCACAGCGTCTTGATCCAAATAACTTCAAGTTTGATGATGAGAGATGGGAAGAGATTCTGAATAATATGGCTCAACCCCAACAGCAAGACAGCTCATTACAGATAGCTGAGATGAGAGCGCAGATCGAGCAGCTTAAGGTTCAGTCAAAAGAACAGCTTGAACAGATGAAGTTACAGTTCCAGGCCGCCGAGAATGGCAAGGATCGGGCGCTTGAGGCTGGTATTGCAAATAATGAGCAGCAGATCAAGGTTATGAAGTTAGGCGATGATAAGGAAATGAAGGGTAGCGGGCTTAAGGTTGATCTTGCTAAAACAACTATGGGGCTGCGAACTCAGAAAGAATTAAGCGGAACCCAGGCAATAGCACCAAAGGTCGAGCCTCGCGGAAGAGCTAAAGATGGGAGATCTTACGAGCAATGAGTAAAGCTAACGCATTTCTAAGCAGGAACGATAACGTAACCCGTTCAAGCATGCTGCTTATCTTATCCTCACTTGATCCTGAGAAAGACGGATGGGATTTAGTTAAGCCAGATGATGTCCCTGAAGAGATAAAAGATCCAGATGTAATGGGGTCTTTGGTTGCTGGTGAGATGGGGCAGATCAAAGGCAGTCAATTATGGTACATGGCAAGACGGGTAGACACTCTTGAAGCCTGAGATATTAACCTATGAAGAGACCCGTGGAGCTGTATGGCAAAAGCTCAGGGCTTACATTGAGTTAAGGATGGAAAGCAAGCGTGAGGCCAATGATCAGTCCGGCATGAGTTCAGAGAAGACTGAATGCCTCCGTGGTGAGATCAAGGCTTTAAAGGGTTTAATAACGGCTGTAGAGCCAAAACGATACGGGTAATTTTATGACTGATGAGCTAAACGAAGAGATCACAGAGGAAGAGATCGTAGCAGAAGCCGCTGAAGATGAGGCTGATTTTGCCGCTGAGTTTGGAGAGGAAGAAGATGAGTATGAAGAGGCTAAACCTGAAGTAGAGAAGGAGGAGAAAGAGGAAGAGCAAGAAGAGGAAAAGCAAGAAGAGGAAAAGCCCGACCCGCTTGCTGAGGCTATGACCACCATTCATGCTCTCAATGATCGATTGAGAAAACAAGAGGGCAAGTATGGAGACCTAAACTCGCAGATCAAAGAACTTAAAGAGGCCAAGAATAATCAGCCTCCTGCGGGGCATCCGTCACGCGAAGATGTTAAGGCTGCAATAAGCGACCCAGATAAGCTGGATGATCTCAAGGAGCGCTATCCGGTTTGGGCCGAAGAGGTAGAGTCACGTGAGGCCATCATGCATGCCAGACTGGGTGTTGATGAGTTTGTAACTAAAGAAGACCTTGCTGCCTTCGTAACAGCGGATAGTATGCGGGGTTATGTTACAAAAGAAGAAAATAGTGCTAATATTGCTAGAGAGAGGCAGATGACATTGCTTGAAGTTCGCCATCCTAGATGGAGGCAAGTAAGAGAGTCTGCTGAGTTCAATGAATGGATGGGCAAGCAAGATGCAGCCGCAGTAGAATTGTTTAATTCTGATTATGCTGTCGATGCGATCAGCTTACTAGATTCATACAATGAACAAACGAACGAGCTAAAGAAGCAAAGCGAAAAGAAAGACCGTCTGAGTCGCGCCGTACCTGCAACAACTGGGGGTAGAAGCTCGACACAGAAAAGCAGTACAGAAGAAGATGAATTTCTAGCCGCGTTTAAAGGCTAAATAGATGGGTGGCGCGTATGCCCCACGAAGTTGTAGAACGAACGACCTCAGTCCTTCGCTAATTGGTTCCCCTTATGGGGGTAGTGATTTAAATAACTGAGGTCTATTATGACTACACAAACATACGCGCTGCGCACACCCCGCGTTGGCAAGCTCAAAGGATCTATTCTAAAGCACGCTGTACCCGTTGAGGTTTTGGGGATTACTGGCGAAAACCACAAGATGCCTAAGAACGGGTCAGATACGATTATCTTTCGTCGCTGGTTGCCTTACGGTGGTGCGACTACCAACTCCACAACCATTAACACATGGTCTGTTGATCCTACGCTGCATCAAACCCAGGATGGTGTTACCCCTGATTCTGACGTTCTGACGCCACAGGATATTACCGTTCAGGTTAACCAGTATTCTTGTCTCTATATGTACACTGACAAGACCGCTGAGTTGTATGAGGATAATATCCCTGATGCAATGAAGAAGCAGACCGGCGAACGCATGGGTCTGGTTCGTGAAATGATCCGCTATGGCGTACTGAAGGGCAACACCAATAAGTTCTATGCCGGTGGCACTTCACGCGCAACAGTAGATGAGGCTGTCAGTCTGGGCCTGCTGCGTAAGATCACACGTAGTATTGCAGGCAATCGTGGTCGTCACGTCACCTCAATCCTATCTAGCTCGCCTAACTACAACACGTCATCTGTTGAAGCCGGCTATCTTGTCTTTTGCCATACCGATATGGAAAACGACATTCGGGAGTTGCCAGGGTTTGTTGAGACTGCTGCTTACGGATCTCGCAAGGTCATGCATGAGATGGAGCTAGGCGCTGTGGATCGGTATCGCTTTATCTGCTCTCCTGAGCTGAATGAAATTGCTGATTCTGGCGCTGCTGTCGGTACTACTGGGCTGCTTTCAACCACTGGCACAAGCATTGACGTTTACCCACTCATCGTGATTGCTGCTGATGCTTGGGGCGATATTGCTCTGCGTGGCATGGACTCCTTTGATGTAACCCACATCCCACACGGTCAGAAAGATAAATCTGATCCACTGGGCCAACGTGGCTATATCGGTGCTTCCTTCTGGTCTGCTTCCTTCATCCAGAATGATGGGTGGATGGCTGTGGCCGAGTGTGGCGCAACTAACCTGTAATTAAAGCCTCCCTGGTTCGCTGGGGAGAAATTTAACAGTAATTAACGAGGTCAAGAAAATGACACAAGCAAGCGATTTACGGGGTGCGACAATCTGCATCTCTAAAGCCGGTCTAACTGCTGGAACCACAACTACTTACACGACGGCTGCCGCTGCTGGCGGGTCTATTGCAGGTAAGTTTGCAACGGCACTAGCCGCACAGACCAACACAGCAACCCCCACTACTGACTATAACGGCGATGCATTCACCGCTCTAGCTGCTAGTCAAGGCTGTATCTTTGTCTATAGCATAATTGCAGCAGGCACTATTGCTGTTCACCAAGGGCCGGTAGAAACTCTTGATTCAGGCAATTTGTTTGTAAATGCCTGCGAGTTTCCTGATATTGATCTTGAGACCTACATGCCTTTTGGGTATGTGGTTTGCAAGAACGCATCCACTGGTTCTGCGTGGACTTTTGGTGCTAGTAACTGGACGGCCACTGGCCTCACAGATACCTACACAGACGTTACCGTACTACCCCAGCGACCACAAATCCTGTAACTAACTTAGTCCGGGGGGCGTAAAAACCCCTGCGGGACTGGCCTCTAAATAGAGAGAGATAAAATGACTAGATTACACGAAAGATGCGATAACCTAAAAGTTACCGGCAATCTTACAATGGGTAAAAACTCACAGCTCAAAGTAAATAATGCTGATGGCACCACCAGTAATGTAAGCACTGCCGAGCTGGCTGCACTTGATGGTGCTCTGGTTCGCAATACAAGCTTTGAAATCTTTGATGACTTCCATGCTGAAGCGCTACAGGGTACAGGCGTTGGTGATGGCCACTGGATTACCTTCGCTGGTACTGATGGTGACGCGACTGCCGCACTGACTACGGCTGGTGTCCCAGAAGGGCAGATTACAATGGGTTCGGGCGACGGCGGATCAACTGAAGATGGCGCGGTAATGAGTTTGATTCTTTTGTCTAAGGGTGCGCTTGTAAGTCTTGGTACTACCGTCTTTGAAACACGGGTTTCATTTAGCCAGCTAACTGGTGTTGCTGCGAACTTTGGCCTATCTGACGCTTTAGCGACTACTGGTGAGCATCTTCTGCATACCATTGATAGCGGGACTGTTGCAGACGGCGGGCTAACTGTTACTAATACGGTTGAATTTGGCTTTTCTTCAGACGCAACCGCTACTACTAAATGGCAGATATGCTCTGAGAATGCTGGAACCATTGGTAACGCAGGAGCAGAAGAGGCGCTAGATATTGGCCCAACCGCCAATACTTATGCAACTTTGCGAATTGAAGTGACTGCTGCTGGCCACGCCAGGTTCTATGTTGATGGAGTATTCAAACTGGAACGTGCTTTAGCTGTAGCTACAACTGCTTTGTTGATTCCATATATTGCAATTGATGCAGGAACCGACGCACAGACTGTAACTGATCTGGCAATTGATTACATTCAGTTTACTGCTGCACGTCCAACTAGCAACGCTTAACCAACCAGGGGTCGCTTCGGTGGCCCTATGTTTTCGAGGTAATTTATGACTGAGCCAAAAGAACGTTTATCACCAAAGAAGGTACAAGAGGAAATGACCAATAAGCTGGATAAGGTTGTTGCCTCTACTAATGACGCACTCACTGCTACAAATGAGCGCATTGAGGACGTTGACTCAAAATTGGATCAAATTCTTAAGGCAATCAATAACCCTGTTGTGATTCGTGATGCTTTTGAGCCAATGGAGCAAGGTCTAGGTGAAGAAGGTGCGGCTGAAGCTAAAGAGGTAGATGGTTCTGCCGTCATTGAGCATCCTGCAAACGTAAACCCTGATTCTATTGAGTTCAAGAACAAAGCAGCTGCACTTGCGTTTATGAATGAAAAGGTAAAGATTTACATTCACGACACAGCAGAAAAGAATGCAGATAAGGTATTTGAAGTGGCTGTAAATGGCGTGAAGCGTGTATTTCAACGAGATCAAGAATACCTGGTTGAGCGCAAGTATGTTGAGGGCTTGGCAAGAGCAAAGCCTATTCACTATGAGAACGTAGAATACACCATGAGCAATGGTGAGCGAGGCGTTAAGTGGCCTACTCGTCGTGGTTTGCGTTACGGATTCTCTGTATTAGAAGACACACAGAATGGCAAGGCTTGGCTTAAAGGCGTACTGGCTGAGCCATGAGCACGTTCCTGGCTGGTGTACAAAAGTTAGCTAGAGAGGCTGGCGCTGCTGGCGTTCCTTCTACAGTTGTTAGCCAGACGGGGGAGTCCAAGCGCTTGGTTGATTGGTACATAGACGCTTACACAGAGATTCAGAACCGGCATAAGTGGAAATGGATGCGTTATGGGTTTACCGTTGACACTACTTCTGGTGATGATTCTTATGCTTATGGCGACTGTACTGATTTAGGTACATCAGCCCCTATCACAAGATTTAATGATTGGCGGCTAAATGATGACTATGATCCGCCTAAAATATACCTAACCTCTGCTGGTGTAGGTGGTGAACGCTGGTTAATTTATACGGCTTGGGATGACTTCAAGCGCGTCTATAAGATTGGGGCACAGTCTGCCAATACAGGTGCGCCAGCTCATATCACTGTAGACCCACAGAATAACATTATGCTTGGGCCTTCTCCGAATGGCATTTATACCTTAACCGGGGATTATTATCGCTCTGACCAAGTATTAGCTGCTGATGCAGACGTGCCTGAAATGCCCACACAGTTTCATAATCTCATTGTGTATAAGGCACTGGAGAAGTACGCGCGCTATGAAGAGGCTCAACTGCTATTTAATATGGCAAGTGTTGAAGTGAAACGACTCACTCGACAGCTTGAAAGAAACCAAATGGCTGGCTTTGGCGCTAGTCCCCCGCTGGCATAATGGACAAATACGTCACATTACAGGGTGGACTGAACGAGATTGATCAAGGCGTTGATGCTTCTCCTGGGGTGCTTATTCGCGCTAAGAATGTCGAATGCAAGCGCAGTGTTGGTTATCGCTCGATTAAGGGGTATGAGAAGTTTGATTCCACGGTTGTACCTGGTGAGGGAGATATTCTAGGCGTATGGCGGTATGGAAATAAAGTATATGCCTTTAGAAACGCAGTGGGTGGCGCTACGGCTGTAATGTACGAATCAGCAGGTTCTGGGTGGACTTCAAAGAAAACAGGTTTAACTCCCGATGGAAAATACAGGTTCGCTAATGCCAACATAGGCGGAGTGCAGAAAATGTACCTTGCGTCAGGTGTTCATTTAGCAGCTGAGTGGGATGGAACTACCTGGACTGATGTTACAACAGGGATGACACCGGACACCCCGACTCATGTCATAGGGCATAAGGGCCATTTGTTTTTATCCTTTGGCCCTTCTGTTCAAGCTTCTCCCGTTGGCGCCCCTACAGGTGTCTGGAGTCTTGTAACAGGAACAACAGAGATACTTACCGAGAGTGATGTAACAGGGTTTATGCAATTACCTGATGGCACCTTGGGAATCTTCTCGCGGAACAGTACCAACATATTAGCAGGATCAGTAACCGCTGACTGGGTGCTCTCATCTAAAAGAGAATACGGCAATTCAATGGGGTGTATTGAAGACTCGCTACAGCAGATGGGAAGCAGGACTTTATACATGGATGATCGTGGCGTTACTGAATTTTACACCTCTGACAAGTCGGGGGATTTTTCAGACGCTACTTTAACTGAAATGATTGAAACTACGCTTGCTTCTAAAAAGACGGCGGTTGTGGGGTCTGTTGTGGTTAAAGCCAAGACTCAGTATAGGTTGTTTTTCTCAGACGGCACGGGGATTACAGCGACATTTTATAAAGACAAGCTCAAGGGATGGGGGCCGTTTACTCTTCCTTTGGTGGTTAAGTCTATTTGCAATGGTGAGGACGCGAATGGAGCCGAGGTTATTCACTTTGGCTCGACTGACGGGTACATCTACAGCCTTGAAAGCTCACTAGCATTTGATGGCGCTGCTATTGAGAGCTACATGGTGACCATACCAACTCACCTAGGATCACCGTACCATGAAAAGCGGTTCAAAAGAACACAAGTGGATATTCAGTCTTCAGGAGTTGTAACTATCCAGGGTAAGAATGTTTATCCGTTACGGACTGGGTTGTCTCAATCGTATCAAAACATGGATATTGACGGCGTTTTAGGTAATCCGCTTGGAGAGGCTATTTTGGGTGAGGTTGTTTTGGGTGAAACTGACCTAATGAGTGGGGTACTAGATACTCCTGGCGGTGGTGCTTATGTGTCCACCTACTTATACAGCAACTCCGTACAGGGTCAGTGGGAAATCGACGGCCTTAACTATCAGTTTGAGTTTGGCAGGAAAAAGAGGCGTTAATCATGGCACAGACACTAAGCACAACATCAGTAACGCCAGGGTTTGGCATTAAAGAGATTGATCCGTATAAGCCGCCAGAGCTGCCTAAAGCGCCTGATGTGGAAGCTTTTGAGCCTATAACTCGTCAAATTGATCCAGCTAAAGAGACTGTGGCTGGTCAGATGACAGGGCTACTAAGTTCAAACAATCCATATATTGCAGAAGGTCGTCAACGCGGTGTGGAGATGGCGAACCAAAGGGGGTTATTAAACTCTTCAATCTCTGCTGGAGCGGCTGAAAGAGAGGGCATTAAGGCCGCAATGCCAATAGCGACACAAGATGCTGCTACTTACTTTCAGCAGGGAAGAGCTAATCAGGACATAGGCGCTAAAACCCAAGGAATAGAGCAAGGCCAACAGTACGCACTACAAGGACAAGAACAAGAAGCAGCTATCAAACAAAACCTTATGCAGACAGAACAGGGGCAACAGCTGGAGAAAATGCGTGAAGATGCTGCTATTCGAGGGCAGATGCTGGATCTTGATTCTCAAGTAAGAGAAAGGCTATCTGGCATTGAGCAGGGGTACGCTTTAGAGCTTGAATCGATGCAGCAGAACTATGAGATTATCAAAAACAAAGATACTCAAATGGGGGGGATGTACGCGGATGCTTTGAAGTCGATAGCTACATTTTTAGATAACCCCGATATGAGCGCTGCACAGCAACAAACGGGGCTGAACACGATCATATCAAACCTCCAGGCCGGATTGCAGTTCATGGCAGGGATAACCAGCATGCCTGGTACGTCTACGATGGCTGAATCAGCTAAGGTTGATGCTAGCAGGGAAGGTATTGCGCCACAGGACTTGAGTGATCTGGACATCTATAAGATGCATCAATCCGCACTAGATCAAGGAAAGACGAACCTGAGCTTAGATGATTGGACGGAACAGCAATACCCAAATAGGCTATCTGATTATGATGCGGCTGTAAAAAGCAAAGAAGAGGCAGCGGCTGCTGAAATAGCAGCCCAGAAGAGAGAGGCCGCTCTCGTTGCAGAATATGATGCATACACGCGCAGAGATGATGCGGCCTATACTGAAACGCTGCCATATGCGGTATGGAAGCAGAATAGGTGATACGTAAGGCCAAACTTGAAGATATTGACGAGCTGATGCCTCTGTTTAGGGTCGCTCATCAGAACACTATGTTTAAAAACACTAGCTTCAACGAGTGGCAGATTAGGCGGATGTTATCTTTTGGCGTGTGTATGCCTAATTTCTTTTGTGAGGTCGTTGAGCACAAAGGAAAGATCGTTGGTGTTATGGGCGGTGGTGTAGATAAGAATGTGTGGGGTTGCAAAATAGCGAGTGACGTTATTTTCTACTCCACAAGAAGCACAGATAAATTATTAAAGCGCTTTCATATTTGGGCAGAAGAGCAAGATGCTGAAATGGTAAACATAACAAGCTTGGTCGTTAATGAACGATATGACAATCTCCTAATGAAATTAGGCTACAAAAAGGCGGGGCAAGTCTTCGCGAGAGAGGTATAACATGGCTCCTGCCGTACCGTTTATCGCTAAAATGGTTATTAGCGCCGTTGTTAGCAAAGTAGTAACCAGCATAACAGGAAACGCAATGGTTGGTGCTATTGCTGGCATGGGCGCTGGGGGGTTGATGAGCGCGGGCGGTGGTGCCGCTGGTGCCGCCGCTGGGACGACTGCTTCAGCTCCATTAGCCAATGCTGGTCAAGTCACCTATGGTGGCTCTCAAGTATTAAATATGGCTCCCAATGCTACTCAGTTGGCCGGGTCGTTTTCCCCTGCTACCGTACCTCTGGCAAATGCAACAAGCACGGGGCTGCTAAGTTCGGCACCAGCCGCCACAGGGGCTGTAACACCGGGTGGAGGCGGACTGCTGTCTAGCGTAAGCAACATGGCAAGCAAGGCTGGTAACTGGATGAACAAGAATCCAGAGCTGGTTAAAGTTGGGTCGCAAGTTCTTGGTGGAATGGCTCAAGCGCAAGAAGCCGAAGAGCAGAGAGACTGGAAAGAGGAAGAGGAACAAAAGTATAGGGACTGGAAAGAAAGAACGGATGCAGAGAGCTATGAGAGAGAGCATCAGACATTTGATCCAAATCAAGTTAGGAATGTTTCGGATGTAAATCAAACCCTAGCGGATAGCGGATATAAATCACAATATCAAACGCTAATGGAGCAAGGCCCAGCAGAGCATAAAACCGGGGCAGTTTTGCCTAATTACAAGAGAATGCTAGAAGAACAGAGGGGTAATGGTAATGCCTAATGGCCTATTAAACAGTCAAGAACCTACGCAGCAGCCTGCTCAACAGTCTACGCAGCAAGAGCAAGATCCCAGCATGGGAGAGCTTCAGGTGTCACCAGAGGCCAAGGTCTTGGTTGATCAGGCGGTTAAAATCCTTTACTCACCTGGCGAGGGCAACCTTGAGAACATGGTGAAGATGTTCCAGCAGCACGGCCCGGAAGGTTTTGCAACGGCTATGGCTACAGCGGTTTTAGGCATGCTTGAGCGATTGCAGTCTGAAAACCAAGATATTCCACTTGCCCTGTTATCTGAGGTTGGAACAAAGCTATTTGAGATAATCCTTCAAGACATTATGGAAGGCGGGGTAATTACAGATATTAGTGAAGAACAAGCCTTAGAAGCTCAGGCTCTTATTCTTGAGGGGTGGGGCAAGACAAATGCGGGTAAAATATCACCTCAAGAGCTTGAAGAACTGTCTCAGTTGGTTGCCACTATCAGGCAGCAGGCTCAAAAGTCAGCTGGTCAGCAACCGCCTCAACAAGAGCAACCGGCTCAACAGCCTGCACCAATGGGGCCACAAGGGGGGATGTAATGGGTTTATATAAGACTATACCAGGCTATAAAAAGTTAGGGCCTCCCGTACCTGGTTCTGGGCAAGTGACAACATGCATGATGATCGCAGGCATTCTGCATGCCGTTAGAGGAGGCATTAGATACAAGCTTGTTGATGATGCTTGGATAAAGCAGGGGGCGATGTAATGGGTTTACTTACTGGCGCTGCTAAAGGGCTTGCGCAAGCTGGGCAGGACTATGCCGAAGGTGTTCTTGATTCAAAGATGGAGGAAAGGCGTGCGGCTAGATTGGCTGGAATTAAGCAAGAGGATCGGGCTTATAGTGAAAAGCGTGAGTCTGAGACGCTATCTGAGTCACGGACTCACAAGGCGGGGCTTCTGTCTGAGGCCAACAAGCGTGAGGATATTCAGGCTACGACCAAGCACAAAAGAGAACTAGAACTAAAGGCAGCAGGGAAAAAAGGAACCCCACCTAAAGCGCCTAAAGTTCAAATGATAGATGACGCTCCTTTTATATGGGATGAAACTATCGGCGGGTTTGTGCCTGCACCAATGGGTGTGGCTGGGCCTTCAGGCATGGATGAAACCGAGGCTTCTACTCTGGCTGAAGATATGGCTGATAATATTTCAACCTGGGGAGCAACTGACGCAACAGACTTTAGTAAATGGGGTGGTAAAAAAGCATTCATATCACAAACAAAACAACGCCTTATGTCTGGTGAGCAACCTGAAGATATAATGGGCAAACCCACACAAGCACCTTCTGGCCCAACTGAGGCTGGTTTACGTGCAGCACTAAAATCAAAAGGCATGTCTGATTCTGAGATAGAAAAAGATGTGCAGGAGGCTGTTAGGAGCGGTCGAATCACTAAGGCAGCAACTAAAGCACCGAAGATACCTGCGAAAGAATCTGTACCAGCAAAGCCACTAACAGCAATGGAAGAGCGCCAGAAGGCCAAGGCTGAAGGAAGCAGCTTATCCACAATAGCAGAAAAGGGCGCTGGAGCTGTTGGCCGTGGGTTATTGGCCGGGGTGGGTGCAGTGTCTCCTTTGTTTACTGGGGATGTATCTAAGGACAAACCGCTAGCTGAGGGCTTGGTTAGATCTTGGGCTTCGTTAGATCCTAAAAGACAAAGCCAGGCTATTGAACTCCTGAGAGAGTTAGCCAAGGCCGGTGATAAATGGGCAGAGACAGAGCTAAAAAGGCTTAGTAAATGAGCAAGTATTCTGACGAATATTTTAAGTCATTTGAACAAGATGCTACTCCAGCAGAGGGTATAAGCTCGCATGCGTCTGATTACTTTAGTCAGTTTGAATCTGGCCCCAAAGAGGAGGATGACAGGCTTGAAATAACAAAAGGAATTTCTTCTGGCATTGATCTAACGCAAGGTCTTGGATATGGGTTGGCTGCGCTGGCTGGTGATGCAACTGGCTGGGATCCGTTAAGAAAGTGGGGCATTGAAGGCTATGAAGAAAATGTAGCTGAAGCTCAAGCCAATGCGCCTAGAGTCCAAAGGATTGAAGATATACATGGTGCGAATGATTTTGCTGACTGGGCTATGGGTTCAATTGGTCAACTAGCGCCCACGGTTGCAAGCGTTATTGCTACGGGTGGCGTTGGTGGCGTTCTGGCTAGGCAGGTTGCAAAAAAGAGTATTGCTAATTACCTCAAAAAGAACGTAGGTAAAGAAGTCAGCAAAAAGGCAATGTCAAGAATATTGCAAAGAGCTGCTGCAAAAGGACAGATGCAAGGCGCTGCTGTTGGTGCTATGGGTATGGAAACGGGGGAGATTTATGGTGATGTGGCTGCCGAGGGATTTGAGGGGGCGAAAGCCATTGCTTCGTCAATCGCAGGTGGTGTTGCTGCTGGTGCACTGGATGTTCTGCCTGTAATGCGGGTTGCCAAACAGTTAGGTTTTGGGGGAGGGCTTTCTAAGGCACTCCAGGCTAAATACGCGCAGATGGGCATAGGGAAGCGAATAGGCTCGATGGCCGCTTCTCAAGCCGGTTTTGAGGGTATTACTGAGGCACTGCAAACAGTAATAGAGGAAGCTACAAAATCCTTCATCACCGACCATGATTTACCTGAAGATTTAGCATCAATGATGATGAATGCAGCTGCTGCTGGCGCTATTGGCGGCACAGTAATGGGCGGTGTTGGCGGCATCCCTTCAGTGCCAGAAAGAAAGCCAATTAGTCTTGATGAAATCGAAGACGCAACATTAAACACCGGGTCACTAGACGAAACACTAGCCAACGCCAGTGCAATAGTAGATGCGCCAGTAGATATAGCTGCGCCTACGATGGAGCAGGTTGATGTAGCGCCTCTTTCACAAGAAGTGCCACTAGACGTAGCTGATTATCAATTAGAAGAAGATCGGCTAAAGGGAGAGCAATACTTTAAAGAGCAGCAGCGCAAGGATAAGGTTAGGGCAATAGCTGAAGAGGTCAGGGTAAGAACCCCTAGGGTTAGGGCGATTATAGAAAAGCGCAAAGCAGCGCAACAAGCCGATGTTGATCGTGGCGCGCCAAAACTAGAAAGTGCAATGCAGGCCGCATTCAGGAAGCCGTTGCCAGACATGATGCAGGCTGAGCAGGAGGTTTATCCCGCTGAGTCTAAAACCGATCGAGCAGAGCAGGAAGCTGATTACAAATTAGCCCATAAGACAGCCAGAGAGACCAAACTATCCGAGCTTCAGAAAGAATATAAGGAGCTTAACGAGGCCGATAAGAAGGTAGAAAGCGCTGAAGTAAAGGCCAAGATACTTGCTGAGAAAACAGCGATACGCGAAGAGACCCAGCTAGAAAAGAAGGAAAAGGCTGGGGATCTATTCGAGGTTATTAAAAGAAAGGGCGGGATTACAAAAACAGAGGCCGCAACTGAGGGGCTTGACCCGGCTGATACAAATTACAGTAAAGGTGTATTTACCAAAGAAGGTGACTCTGTTGATGGCATGCTTGAAGCTGTTAATCAGGAAGGCTTCACGTTCAAAGACAAGAATGACCTCCTTAACGCGGTCAATACCAGGCTTCGTGGTGAGGCTGTACGCACTCCAGAGGCATATGCAGCATCTGTAGAGCTACAGGTTAGACAGCGTGAATACGAATTAAAACAGCAGGAAGAGTCTGATGTTCAAGCAAGAAAAGACCAGATTGAATCAGATAGAGCAATTGAGCAAAGAGCTAAAGCAGCTCAAAAGCCTGTTGAGATTAAGCCTGCCCCAGTCGAGAAGCCTGCTAAAGCTGTGGCTAAGCCAGAAGTGGAACCTGCTGGTGTTGCGGGTGAGGTAAAAGAATATCCGATAGCTGATAGAGGCGAGTGGTACGGTGATTCTGATTACAAGGCTAGGGGAGGAAGGATAGTAGAAATATCGCCAGATGCATTTCTTGATCAGGTAAAGCCATTAACGATAGATGAAGAATCAAGAGAAAACATTGATATATTAAAGGATCATATCAATAGCGGGAAAACACTCGATCCATTGGCTATTTATGAGAATGGTGAAGAGGATGGGCGGCATAGAGCGATAGCAGCAAAAGAGCTTGGCATGGGCGCTATTCCGGTAATTGACTTTAGGAAAGCAGAAGAACCTAAGCCAGCTCAAGAAAAGTCCACTGAAATCAAAGAGGCAGTCGAAAAGCCCAAAACCAAGCCACAACAACGCAGAGAAGAGCTAAAGGCCAAGTCTGATAAGCGCAGAGCTGACAGAGAAGCAGCCGAGACAAAGAAGAAAGCTGAAGCTGAAGCGGTTTTTGCCAAGCGCCAGACCGATGCAGAGATTCGCAAAGCAAACAAGGATATAAGGGTAAAGATCGACATTGGCACATTTAGCGCGAACAGCGCCGAAGTTACCGAAACCGTTTTAGGCAAGTACGACAAGAATGGGAAGCGGCTTGAAATGGGTCTCGTAGAGCGTATTAAGAAACTCAATGAAGTTATAGCCTGTTTGGGTAAAAAATGAAAAGAGAATACGTCAAAGAGGAAAAGGTTTTACCTGCCAAGCCTAGAGAGGATATTACGGCCAAGGTTGCTATGGATGCGGCAAAAGAGGCTCAACGTAGCGCAGAGGCAGCGACTAAGCTTGCTCAGACAATGATAGAGACAATGAGTAACGATGCGCTCATAAAGGAGATGACGCGGCTTATAACAGCTCAAAACCGGCTAATAGAATTAATCGATAAACCACAACAAGCATTGAGGGTAAAGCCTGTTGGTGATCGCGGCAATGGTCTATGTGAATATTACGACATAATTCCACTACAAAAGAAAACCCACTAGAGGTATAAATCATGGCTGGCCCATATTACACAAATGCGAAAAAAGACGGCATAGACAAGATGGCAGAGGTCGATCTTGAGGGGATTGAAACTGGGTTTGCTAGTGTTGATACAGATATTCAAGCGGTAGATGCGGCTAAGCAAAACGTCGATGCCAGCTTAACGTCTTTAGCCGCTCTAGCTACGGCTGCTGACAAGCTTCCCTATGCGACTGGCGTTGATACTTATGCTGAAGCAGATTTTACCGCTGCTGGTAGAGCTTTAGTAGATGATGCTAATGCAGCTGCCCAACTTGTTACGCTAGGAGTCACATCAACAGCGGCAGAGTTAAATATTCTCGATGGAGTCACATCAACAGCAGCAGAGTTGAATTTAGTAGACGGATCGGTAGCCGGAACAGCGGTAGCAAGTAAGGCACTTGTTCTTGGCGCGTCAAAAGACACTGACGAACTTAGAGTGACCAATTTAGTTAATGCTGCTTATGCATCTGTTTATTTGATGATTACAAATGCTGTTCAGGCAGCCAATACAGTTCAGGTCAATGCATTTTACTCGGCATCAAGGGGGGGCGGCGGTATTTTCTACTGGGACTCATCGCAAGATAAAGCAAATGCAAACGGTATAACCATTATTGACACAGATACCTTGGGTGGATGGGATGGTACGCAGGCAACTATAGATACCACATACTACGGCGCGTCCGGGCAAGGCACTGGGGTTGGGGTTGGTTGCTGGATGCGTGATGATGTTATTTTGCCTATTGAAGCTGCCGGGATAGTTGGCGATGGCTCAGCAGATGATACAACCGCTCTAACCAAGGCCTCCAATGTGTCTCGCAGCTTCAGTATGAATCCTGCTTCAACCTATAAAATCACAAGCGGGATGGCAGGTAGCAATAATTTCACACTATATGGTAATGGAGCGACCATTTCACTTGAGGGGACTATTGCTGACTCAACTCCTATATTTTCACTAGGCACTGATTGCTATGCTGAAAACCTCACAATCAATGTTGCTACCTCATTCACAGTAAATCGTGGATTGGTTGTAGGTGATGACAGTCAGTTATTGAATATTTCAGTAACATCAACAGACCAACAGGCTAACACAGCACTAAACGACCACGGCGCTATTCGTTTAATCGGTGATAGGATCAAAGCGAACGGGCTAACGGTTTCTAGCTGGGATAGAACGGTAAATGCATCAGGTGAAGATATAACCATTGATGATATTCGCATTGATACGTTTGTCAGGGGGCTTTATGCTGATGTGTGTGACAATCTCCAAGTTAACGGGGTTAAGGCGCACACAAAATCAGCTAACGCCACAACATCACCCGGGCATAATAGCGTTTTACTATCAGAGATAAGGTATTCAGATTTTTCTAATTTAATGCTCGCAGATGCTGGAGAGCATGCTTTAAGGATAGGCAGCTCAACAACCAATGCATCCAGGTCGTTGACGTTTTCTAATGTGCAAGCCATCCGTCCTGGTCAGTGTGGGTTTAAAATCCAAGATACTGGCGCGTTTAGAACTCAGGATATTACCATTAATGGCCTGTTAGTAAGGGATTGCTCTTTCGGTGGTGCGTCAAGCTCTAACGAAGACGGTTTAAGGATCATGCAAGCTGATGGCGTTACCGTCACTGGTTTCTCTGTAATGAAGCAGGAGAATGTGGGCACATCGTCATACAATGGTATTTTCATCGAAGATGCATCCTATGTAACGATTACAGATCCAACTATTGATGATACGGCTGATTCTGGCATTAAGCTCTCTGACGCATCGGGTGCGCTGTCACATATTAAGATCTTGTCGCCTTCAATCTCTACTTGTGCAGCTGACTGCGTTGAAATCAGTTCGCCTACCGAAGCTCTGAGAAATATCTACATTACGGATATCACGGCCACTAGTCAAACAGGTTATGCAGTTAATGTTGACGCTGGTGGAGGTATAACGCAGCCTGTTCATATTTCTGGCTATGTTGATCATGGCGGATCTGGTGCTTACAATTCCAACAGCACCGATGATCAGTTAACTGTTGACCTCAATTATTTACAATCTAACTTTACTAATAATGAGCTAACCGTTGCAGCAGCAGCCATTACCCTTCCAACAAGGGCAAAGATTTCTAATTGGTGGATTGATACCGAGGCTGATGCAGCCAGTGACACCTTGTCTACAATTAATGGAGGTGGCGAGGGGGATATAATTATTCTCACTGCTGTAAGCAATGCTAGAACTGTTAATGTGGACGAAGCAGGAAACATAAGATTGTCATCATCGCCACATGCCCTTACTCACACGGACGATACTTTAATGCTTTTAAAGCTTGGAGCTAATTGGAAAGAGTTAAGCTTCTCTGATAATGAGACTTAGTAATCTGATAATGGGTAGATAACAGCCGCCAGTTAGTTAATGCTGGCGGCCGTTTCTGTTTTATCTACTGTTCATCTATTCCTTTTTTGCAGGAACCGGAACCGATTTAGCAGCCAAATGCAAAGCATGCCGCATTACATCCGCATTGTTTGGCGTGATGCCTGGCAGCGTGGTAGTCATGTGGGCATAGACGGCATCGAAGTTTTCCTTTTCACTGCCTGCGATTGAGATGGTTGCATTAATTGGTTTTTCTGATTTGTCGGCCATTAGTTTTTTGCTCCGGTTGTGATGTGATTGTTTCCTGCTTGTTCCCGTTTTATCCTTTCATAGATCTCTTCGCGGTGTACCGATACGTCTCGTGGAGCATTAATCCCGATACGTACCTGGTTGCCCTTAACGCCTAGCACCGTTACGGTTACGTCATCACCAATCATAATGCTCTCACCGCATCTTCTCGTTAAAATTAAAATGATCCTTCTCCTTTTCTAGTCACAAAGCGACGAGCTTTGTGGGTTATGTGATTAATATTGCTCGTTTATTTACTGATAATGCTAGTCATTACCGGCTCGTCTGATATTTGTCATTATTACCCAATGCAGGAACTCCTCACTCCTCTCAATATTTTTGCTTCCTCCTTCCCACTTATGATAATTAGATTCTGAAAATGTATCGTCGCACCTGTGGCAAAATTCTGCTGTGACTACATCAGAGCCTTTTATGCCTCTGCCCTTGCCGTAAGCATATGAGCGGAACCCGTTATAGTGTGATGCCCTTGTTTCACCGTCTATTCCGCATCTGATGCAAGGCCTGTGTTTAGCTTTGTTAAGCTCTTTTCTATCTCTATTCTTCATAGGTCAAAGCACAGCATAGCTGCGTCTCGTGTATGCTCATTAGAGCTACCCTCCCACCCTGTTATTTGCTTAAATACATTAGCCTTAACCTTACCCTTCGGAGGCTGCGTGATGACCTTATAGCCCATATCCATAAGCATAGCTGACATTAACTCAGCTTCTCGGCATACTCTTCCTATGTTATGTGCGGTTGTCCCAGATTTGTCTTTGTGCCAGTTTGCCTTAGTCCGAGGCACCTCCACGACGCAAGCAAACACATCGTCAGGGGCCACGCTGGTCTTTATTAATTTCAGCGCGGACACGAAGTTTTCATTGGATAGCGCGATCAGCTTTTTTGACTGCCTGTCGTAGATTGCTACCCCTGTTGATTTACCAGGGTCAATGCCGATAGTGAATTTCATTTGTAATATTTCCTGAATTTATCCAATACAGGTAGCGGCATTTCCTGTGATTGATAATCAGCTTCAATAGCGTTCATATATCGTCTGGTTTGGTCTAGGTTGGCCCACTTTAAAGAGATACGCTTTGCACATGCCTTGTACTTTTCCATATCTCCACTAACCCTGTGTGCATGTAATGCCTCAGCCCAGCAATAAACCTCATCAATGCATGGCTTTTCGTTAATAATATCATCATGGTAAATAGGTGATAGATACTTTGCCTTCCACATCCTATGGATGTAAATGACTGATTCCCCAGTCTCGTTTGCAAGGTATTCTTTCCAACAACCAAACAAGCCACCCAATTGAGCTAAAGTCTTTGCCGCTGCAATCTTTCTAACGATGACCTCATAAGTGCCATCAAGATCGTGCGACCGGATCTCTGTGATTGCATTTTGCAATGCTGTCTTATGTGTCAGCCTAAAAACTTCAACATCATTGCTCATCAGTAGCCACCCACAGGCATAGAAAGAAATGCCAACGTGAAATAGAGCAGCCCAGCTCTTTGTGCTAGTTTTGTTTCTGGTTTCATGGGTTATGCCCCTGCAAAGATCATTCTTCTATGGAGCGCCCTGCATTTCTCAACATCATCTTTGCAATATTCTGCAACCTCTTTGATTCTGCCGTCTTTTACATAATCCCATACTTTTGATCCATCAATATCGCCCTTTCCTTCGTACCCCATAATTTTGCTGACCATATCAAGAGATCCGTAGCCAGTTGATTGCATGCCTGACCATTCAATTTTAGTGTCAAATACTGCTTTATCCCACGGTTTTGCAGCATAAGGAATGGATATTGTAGGATGTACGTCATTAAGAACGCACCTCTGCCACAAAAAACGAAGATCAAACCCGGTGATGTAATGACCAATCCATACTGGCTCATGTAGTACATTTTGCTTATCTGTTAGGTCAAGCGTTACGCTTCTAAAAAAATCATCAAGCATATTTGCTTCAGACTCACCAAGCCCCCTGCTAACAACTTTAGGCAAGCCTCCATCAGTAGCCCATGAAATAGCGACAATCTCACCAAGCGATCCGTCAAACGAAGTATTACGCCACTTATCATCAGCTGCTGACTCTCTGTTATCCTTAAGCCACCTGGCAATACTGTCTGGTTTCTTGTACTGAGCCGGAGCTGCGATGGTTTTTGCTATCTCATCTTTAACCCATTGTTGCTGGGATGGGATCGTTTCGATGTCGATGTATAGGTTCATTTTGCGCTCCTTTTTTCAAGTGCTGCCTTATAGCCTTCAGGTGTAGCCCATGCAGGCAGATTAGGTGTGCCTGAGAGCTTCTTCCCTTCATTTTCTAGAGCTACCCACGTATTAGGCAGCATATAGAGATAACGACCAATACCCCACATCACAGCGGCTCGTTTAAATGCGTCTGACATTGCGCCCTTTTCAGCCTCAACATCTGTGTCACCAGCGCCATTTGCCCTCCATATCCACTCACCATCAACATGTATACCAATCTCACAGATAACGCCTTTAGCTGTAACGTGTGAATATCTGCACTGCCATTTAAGAGGCCCAGCCACTGTGTCAAGCCTGTGCATAACGTCCCTGGCATCGATATAAGCGAGGGCTATCCCTTTGGTCTTATCTCTCGTTCTTGCGCCAATTCGCCAATGTATCGATTTAACTGGAAACGGCTCTTTCAGCCTATCCGCTAGATCTTGATGGTCATCTGTCATTTTTAGTGGCCTCTGTTAGCTGCTGCTCCATTGCATACTGAGTAGCAAAGCCTCTATCATATGCATCTGATTCACCTTGCTTGTGAGGCTTTCCATTAATGCAATCTTGCTGACCTCTTAGAAAGTCATCTGCGAATTCATTCATCTCCATTCTCCATCTTAAAGTTCTCTATTGAACAGTATTCCTGCTCTTCTGTTGTTAGAATGCGGAGGCTTTCATCCATAAACATCCAAACCATTCCCTGCCTAACTACCGCGCATGGATGGTCATCATCGTCTACAAAAGCCGTAATAATCCCCGTTTGTTGACACTCTTTCCTGTCTCCGAAGTTGGTGATCACGCTCGTTTCTCCATAGTTGCTTGTTTGGTGCCAGCGTCAGGACTCAAACCCAATGTACGCCCTTCCGACCTCACTACTTAGTTGCAGGTTTGCCGGTTGCTGTTCGCTGCCATGATTGCTATTCCTTTGGCGCTTCGAGTGCTAGTAATTCGCCTATTTTCTTGTCGATCTCATTAAGTTCAAGCTGACATTCGGCCTGCTTTTTCTTCTTTTTGGCCTCCAGAATTCCGACCATTTTATTAGTCATTTCTGCCCTACTGACATCTGGCAAAGGTATCTCTATCGTTGTTGTTGCAACAGTAACCCCCCAGTCTTCAGGCGTGTATGGTTCATGTGTCTCTACTTCAATCTCATTTTTCTGATGCTTGCCACCCATCAGAAAGTATAATTTCACTTTTAATTTGTCATCCATTTCCTTCTCCAGTTATTTAGACAATAGTTGTCACTTTAGAGCCGTACCTTGGATATGGAAGGAACAGCCCTCTTTACTCTCATAGTTACAGCAGCAATATATCAGGCAATTAATTTTGAGATCTTGTGGGTCTCTGGTATTAATCCGCACCATCTGGACTCTCCTTGTGTCTCCAAGATAAAACCTGTTTAACGATCGGCTCAAAAACGTTGCTTCTGTACGTTGTGTTGAATACGTTTAGTTGTGGAGGCTGGACGCTACTCCAGCTATGGTATCGGTGCGCTTCTCGGGACTTCGCCGCATTCGCGGTGATTATGCCGATACCCGGAACCTCATCGGCTTTCGCCTGCCCTGATGTGCGCTTGTTCCCGCACTTCCCGCGTGTCTCCAGCGACTTGATAATAATGGGTTACGCATAACCGAATATTGATCAAGGCCGCAGCTTTCCACGCCGCTCCACAATTAAACGTACTCATCATTGCTTTCTTGAAAACCCGGACAATGAACCGGAATGAGATCTCGCATTTCTGGCGAGTGATTTGGAAGGTTTTTCTTGGGGCATAAAAAAACCCCTTGAGCTGCCTTCTGGGTGGATGACCAATATAGCGAATTGGATACATGGATTTTGCGGTTGCTATATTGGAGCCAGAAGACAACTCAAGAGGCTCTGTACCATGTATCCCAATTACTAAGTGACCACCACAATCACTGATTAAAAGCATGGCTGATTCCTATAAAACTGTCAAGAAATAATGAAAAACCATAAGCATTGCGACTATTGCCACATGCGCAGCGTGTACCTGGAGATCCATCCAATCATCAAGCGCTGCATTTAAAGCCTGGTCATAAGTATCCACCGGCTTAACGTCTGTTTTGGCTCCTACGACGTCATAGCACCATTTTCCATTACATGTAGTAAGCACCCACATTATTATCTTTCCATTCTCAGTGATGGCCTGCATGCCGTTGATGGTTTCGAATTTCATAATCAGCTTTCCTATCTGCTCTGGGTTATTAGCATATTGCTAATAAAGATCCTTGCGAGGCTTACGGGGTAGGTTTTCTTTAATATCCCCATGCGCCTGGTATCTGACGTATTGTCTACATGCTTTTTGCAGCTCAAAGCATTCAATAACGTGTTCGCAACCAAGCTCGCAAGGTGGGGTTCCTGCCTGTGTTTTATTGCTTAAATGTGTTGTGCCTTTTCTTGACATTGGCTTCTCCCTAGAATGGAATATCGTCATCAAAATCAGCAACCGATGCTGGGGCAGGTGAAGAAGGTGCTGAATTTTCGGTAGGGCGATTACCGCCATCATTCTCGAATATTGAACACAATACGCTCTTTCCGGCCTTGCCTGGATTAAGCAATCGTTGCTGTATGAGTAGTCCAGCAAAGTCAATATGAGGATGGATTAGCGCGTATTCCCCGTTATCGCTTGGCAAGATAACACCAACCTCTACATATTTGCCTTTCGTTTGCCCGTCTTTTTCATATGTGTCAATTTTTGCTACTAGTCGCTTTGCCATATCATGGTTTTCCTGGTTGGTTTAAAAATTCAATAATCCTGTCTAGCCACTTCTGAAAGCGTGACCGGCCAAGGTGCTTAACGTCTGTTATTGGGTATCGCATTGTTCTGCCTCGAAGTTCATTTGTGCGCAATATTCCTGCTCCTCTTTTGTCAGCTCAGGTAGCGTGTCATTAGCAAACCACCACTTGCCATTAACCCTTGCTATGCCTACGTTATGGCCTCTAAACAGCACGAAAGCGGTGATAGTTTTTGTTTCCTCGCATTCTTTGCGGAAACTAAATTTGGAGATTCTGATTTTTGCCATGTTAATTTTCTCCTAATTATTGCCTGCCGAATATCCCGCAATCAGCACAACAGTTAAGGCTGCGGAGCGATTAATACCTGAGTAATTCAGTCGAGTGCCGAATATTACCTGTTAGGTTACAAAAACAGAGTTACTATCCAGCCAAAGAATAAAGCGCCAGCTGGTCTGCCAATGCCTTTTAATGTCATCTCCAGAAGTATCTCTCCATATCCTTTCCCTTCTGTATCGCTCTTGGTGTCCTGATGAGTCAAATAGGTAACTATCATGGCAAGGCCGATAGCGGTCGGTATCGTAAGCTCTGGGGCAGGGAATATTGGCATAACAAACCACTGCCACAAAATGCTTAACGTGTATCCACTAAATACGCATAGCAAAAACATTATTACAACGGTGCTTACTGTGTAGCCTATAGCTTTCATGGTTGTTTCTCCTGTAACCTAACAAGGCAAATCAACTCGGAGCGCCCCGTCAGTAGTGGTTTTATTTAAAGTTGGGCACGCGCCCGGTTATTTACGTTGTTATGCGTCACACCGTCCCCTAGCTATAGTTGCGCTGGGTATATCTCTATCAGTTACTTTCTGCCCGCAGAAGGTGGATGATGCAACGTACCGCTGCTTAACTACATGCCCAGCTATATTGGTTGTGGTGTAAATATCTTCTACCGTGTAGATTCGATCCTTGTCTTTGCGACCTTGTTTTTTAAAAGTTGTACCAAGGTCAAAAGCGTTGCCATCACTTACTGTTTGCTGGGAAACAAAATCACGCACATCACAAGCTAGGTCATATTGGCCTTCGTAGTAGCCAACCAAGTTTTCTGCCTGCTCTTTTGTTTTATCTAGTCCATCATAATTTTCAGCAGAAACTACAGTTAGCCAAAATTGCCATTGCTCATAGCTATCATTAATCCATGCTTTAATTTGGGCGCTAGGATCACGCATAACCAGGTGCTTCAACGCTGATCCACTACTGCGGTGTTTGGTTTTGGTTTCAGTTGTACTGTTCATATTCATAGTGTCCAGTGTTGTCTGGCCGTGGCCAGGTTAAGCACGATGTTAGGCTGCAACCCATTCAGCATGCCCTACTAACTCCATCTCTTCCCATTTAGCCCTGTAATATGCTTGGCCACCGCGCCCACCTTCAACGCCAAAAGCTTGCACATACCCTTGCGCGCCCCATGGCTTAGGCTCAGTAATTACCATAATGCATGCTGTGAACATCTTATTACCCACGGTTTCCGGGTTCAGTTGCACCAAGTCGCCCTTCTTAATATCTTGTTTTTCCATTTTCAGCTCCTAGTTTCCGGTTCATCAAATCGCCTAACCAACAAAATTCAGCAGACGGGTTTAAGCGTTGTGGTTTTTAAGCAGGCACCGAGTGCCGCTCCTGATTTTGAATGTTATTTGGCTAATCGTCCCAAGGGAGTTTCACCCCTGGTAACAGCCCTAGCTTTACTGCTATCAGCTCTACGCTAATAGCCCCTATTGCAATAAATATAAACGCTGTCAATACCATTTCTAGATACGCTAGCATTAGTCCCTCCGTGCCCTGCATAGCTTGTCCAGGTTTAATGCGCTGTGTCTCCCGGCCCTGCCAGCAGTTGCAAATGATGCCTCTTGCTCTGGGTATATCTCCACAGTGATCGGTTTGCCGTCTACACCAACTAGGTTGGAAAAAGTGTGCAATCTTGGTTTATTGGCACTCAAAACAACACCTGGGACAATAGCTAAGGCAACCGCACCTTTCACAAATAATCTTCTATTCATTTCTGTTTCCTCGATCTCGCAAAATAACAAAACATTAAATTTGACGTATTCTTCATTCGCGGTCGTATATGCATCAATGCGCCGCAAATTAATTAAGTGTTATGCTGCATGGATCGTAATCTTTCGCTGCCCCTCAGGCCCATCTATTGTTATCTGTTTACTGCCATCCCCGTCGTTACCCCGTAGCTCTACAAACGCCACATTCAGTCCAACAAAAAGGCCGGTGATAACCTGTAAAGCCCCCTCTATGTCAGCCTTTGCAAGCTCTGAGAATTCATCTACTAATTCTTCTTTTGTCATGATCGTTACTCTTAAAATGCACCCTAACAAGCCGTTAGAGCTGACTGCGCCACCATTAGCGCCTTTCTTTATTGTCGGTGCTGGCAGCACCTCAACTAAACGTTATGCCTTAATCACAGGCTTGTATTTAACTTTCTCGAAATACCAGTATCCATCACCTATGCCGCCTAACTCATAATCTGGCGGCTCAAAACTCATGTCAAAAAGATATGATCCATCTCCATCAGTAAAAAGATTGGCCTTGTCTTCATCATCCATCCCATCATTAACTTGAGCTTCAATGGTTAATAAATTCTCTATACACCAGTGGCCAATTGATCCGCATGTAAAAGCAGGGTCACCGCGCTGATAAAAAACCTCTACAAGATGCACCTTCATATCGGTAGGCATAACAAGGCAATTCAACGCCGACCCACTACTGTGGTGCTCGTTTTCTGTTTGGTTGCTTTCGTTCGATTTAGTCATTTCATATAGTCCTTATTTGTCTGCCCGTGGTCGGGTTAATTGCGATGTTATACAGCTGCCCCTATCACCTCTTTTCCAGCTAATGGGTTTGGCATTTCTGCATATCTTTCAAGGAAAACTTTCTGGTCTGCCTCAGTTGGTACTGGCAAGTCATACTCGCCAACATGGGTGGTGTCGTATTCGTCATCCCAAAATCGCCCATCCTTCACGTTCTCTCGCAGCCATGGCTCAACCGCCTTCATTGCTCTTGGCAGCATATGAGTCATCAATCCTTCTTCACCAGTGAGCATGCCGAGGTCTTCGTAAATATGGCCCATTTCCGTGTGCAATCTACCTGTGGTTAGGTTTCTCAGTCTTTGTATATCCATCATAGTCTCCTAAATAATCTCGCTGTATAACACGTCATTCGAGCAGACGCGGTTTAATTAGCGGCGTTTTGTTCAAGCTTGGGAGCGCCGCGCTCCTCAATTAATCGTTATGCGTCAGTATATTTTATTAAGTGTGGCCACAGCCTCTTCAACCCGTGCTTTCACTCTGATATGTGCCTTTCGCTCAATTAAAAGCATGTCGCTCAGTCGCTTTAGCTCCATTTCATGGATGTCAGATCTAACATATCTGACCGAGTAATTTTCTTCCATATCGTTACCGGGTGCTGGGCCAACACACCACTCCATACCTTCCTCAGTAGGGATTAGATAAATAGTCTCATGGGTTCGCATAACAAGGTTATTCAACGCGGACGCTTCAAGCTCAGCGGCTGGCGTTGTTTCTGCGGTTTCGTTCTCATTCATTTTATGGCTCCTTTTCGGCGCAAGCGCCGGTTAATAACGATGTTAGAGGGCAGTATCTTTCTCATAAACAGCAAGCCCAAAACACTTTGCTAAGTGAATAACATCATCTTTATGGATATTGAATGCCTCCACTGGCTCTTTAAACTGAATCTCGTAAGAGTCTTCATTGCCAATGCATGCATTGTTTACGGCTTTTTCTACATCCTCATCCCAATATTTATGGTCGCTCATTTCTTTTTCCTCTTTGGTTTAATCCCACCCCAATCTGCCTTTTTAAACTCTTTGCACTTTGAGTTACAGAGTTGGGCTGGCAATTTGCACTCATGGTAATAATGGCAATCTTGTCTCATTTGTTACTCCGTAGCGCCTCTAACAATCAAAATCAACATGGAGCGAATAAAGCGCCCCGCTTCTATTTAAACTTGGTCACGCGCCCAGTTATTTTGGGCGTTAGAAGGCACCCGGCACTACCCTGCTGTCAATCAATAGGGGCGCATCAATTAGTGAAGAGAAACGCACATAGCTAGGTATAAATGGCATTTCTCTCCTCATTGATTCGTGTAAAAAGAGAATGCCGCCATTATTCGGGTCAAATCCTTTTTCCCTCATGCATTGTGCAATAGGGTCGGGGAATTTTTCATCCATCATTTTCTTAGCTGCAAGCAAGCTCTCAACAGTAACAGGCTCCTGGTTCTCGCAAGATGCCGCACTGGTGCAAGTGCCTTCTAACAAGCCGCTCAACGCAGACACAGCTTTCTTTTGCGCCTTTTCGTCACATTCGCACTCTTCCCAAAATCTTCCACATTTATCACAGTACATAGTTAATTCCTCGCTGTGCAGGTTAGCTAATCGTTCTTCCGAAGAAACCAGCTATTTCAGGTATTCTCTTTCTGCTGAAAAGCAGCTTCATAATACACCACCGCCCTTTCAAGGGCGTCTAATAGACGCGTTTCAGTATTTGGGTCTTCCCTATTCCTGAAATATAAAAACCACCGTGCTTTTACTCCGGCTTTATCCTGTAAGGCCTTGTAGGTTACGCCGTTCTTTTTTAGAACCTTAACCCTCTGTTGAAGGTCTCGCACTACTCTGGAAGCTGACATTATCTTTTTCATGCTTTCATTATTGCCTATATCTAAAAAGCAGTCAAGTGCGCTATACGCATGTTAATGCGTTGACCGGGTAAGCTTTTTGAGCTAAAGTACAATCACACCAGCAATAAAACAAAAGGATAACCACATGATTACGCCTACTAAAGAACAAATCAAAGAATGGAAACAGCGGATTGATGATGACCAGACAGGTAAACTACTTATGGATGGGGTTGAATGGACGGATGGAGAGCAAAAGATTATTGGAAGCAGCTCAGATGAGCGAATGGTTTACATTATTGCTCTACGGGCTTGCAGGGTATTCCTGACAGGGAATACACCAAGCTCTGATGAGGTTGAGGCCATGCACGATTCATTAAGCGAGGTGCGCGACGCCTACGCAGAACACAGAGCAACAGAGGATATAAACGAGGACATGGAGGCATCTGTTGATGCTTACAATAATGGCGTAGAGTTTAGAAGTCGGCAATACTTAGATGAGAGGCGATTTTAACAGTCCTTGATTATCTCTAGCCCGCCCCATTTACGGGGCTTTCTGGGTAGGAATAACATCGCTGATTAGCCTGGATTTGAAATGAATTATTGGGTAATTACAGATACGCACTTTGGGGATGAGCAAATGCATGAGTATTGCCAGCGCCCGCAGGATTTTGAAGAGCGCATTTTTAAAACGCTACATAGTCAAATACACATTGATGATGTGCTAATTCACCTTGGTGACTTTTGCATAGGTAAAGATGAGTACTGGCATCAAAAATTCATGATGATGTGCTCTGGTAAAAAGTGGCTTATTCGCGGGAACCATGACAGAAAGAGCAACACATGGTATCACCGGAACGGGTGGGACTTTGTAGGTGACAGAGTGCAACTTAATATTTTTGGCAAAACTATCGTGCTTACCCATAAGCCAATTGATGACGATGGTGATTATATTAACGTGCATGGACACCACCACAATACTGGACACCACCCGGAAGATAAAACAGACCCGCGGCATAAGCTGGTGTTCATTGAACACGAATACTCACCGATTAGCTTGCGCCGCATCGTTGAAGGCTAACATGAAAATTAGTTGCGGCTCTGGGTGTATATTTTGCCGCTGAACTTGACCCGTCAGCTAGATTTTACTTGTTAGGCATCGAACATGAAACCATATATACCAGTTTATTGCAGACCACCAAACAAACTCTTGCGCTACGAAAGCAGAAGATTTAGTGATGGAGCGGGGCATGCTGGAAGACAGAGGGTTGCTGTTTTTCTGGACAAAAAGAAGCGCCAATGTGAAATGACTGCGCAGGTGATATGGGATTGATATTATGATTGCGAAAATATTGAAATTCAGACCAAAGAACAAGCCAAATAGATTGCATGCGATGAGATGGCTTGCAGTAAACGCTATTGAATACCCGGATGACCTTCCTGGCAATATAGGTGCTGATTCGTTTTTTGGATGGAGGTTTATCCGCGCAACAGACGGGATTGTGTATTTCGCAGATTGCATACATGAGGGTATAACTGAGAACGAAGCGATGACATTCAGGCTTGATGCCTAACGTTGGCTAATAACTGGCGGCGCTGGGTGCTAGAAATTGCCACAAATGAAGAATACGTCCATTGTTAATTGCCTTTGTTATACAGCACGAACGGAGAAAATATGACTACAGATGCAGAAGCTTACGAGCAAGGCAGGGCGGCCAGAGATACTGGTGAACCTAAAAGCTCTTGCCCATACGAAAGCCATGGGGATGAGTTCTTTTATGGCGCTGCTGATAATTGGTATGCCGGATGGAACAGCGGTGGCTGCCGCACAGTTAAACCCAAGCGAAGCCTATTAACTGGAATTCGTGATTGGTTCTGTGCTGTATAACATTTTAGTTGAGGTGCAGACGTGAAAGATTCAGAACAAGGCGCTGATGGTGATTCTGTCACCTCGAACGGCGTGTTATGTGGCTGCGGTAAGCAGGGCCGCTATACCAGGATTGATGAAGACGGGAATGAGACATGGGCTTGCAACAAGTACCAGCGATGCAAAAGCTATGAAGAACTCAGAACCATTGCAAGAAACCTTGAGATTGAGGCCAGGGTATATAGACACCACCTGGAAAAGATAGTGAGTGTTAATGCTATGGACTACGAATATAAAGCCTGGGCCAAAGAAGCATTAGACGCATGCGATAAAGCCACATAACGATAAACGTAACCTGCGCCCCTATTAGGCCGCAAAGGGAGATAGGCAATGACTGACTCAAACGAAGAGAAGAAACCACGTGACAGCACAGCGTCAGAGTTGACGTGCTTGTTAGAATGCCCGAAGTGCGGGTGCCCTCATTGGAATGCGCATGGTAGCGTGACGGCTGATTGCCACACGGCATGGAAAGATACGGACGGTACTTGGTACAACGGGCCAGCTAGACAATCAATAGTTAAAGAATGCGCCCATTGCGGATGGTCTCAGCGGATAGAAAAGCGCCGAGGCAAGATAGAGAGCATAGAGCGAGATGCATTCTAACACCATGCTCAGGGGCGCAATAAAGCGCCTACTGAACCTCAAATTTAACTGATAACCGCGCCGCTTTATTGCGTCGCCTGGAGCTAATTGTTATGACAGATTTTACTGTTTACCACATTGTTGCAAATGCTGATTCAGAACCAGAAGTTGAGCAATTCTTAAAAGGATTTTCTGGTCGATCAAGTGAGTTGTTTTGTGACGGCTCAGAATCATTTGACGGATATAAGGCTGATGCTAAATTAATCGAAGAGATGCGCAAACCTGGGCCGGTAAAGATGAGCATCACTCGAAACCTAATCAATCGTGATGCCGAGCTTGACTGCATGGACTGCCTGAATCAGATCATGTGGGAGTTTGATGAGATGCTTGATGATGCTGAACGCAACAGAATAGCAACATGGTTTAAAGCACGGTATGAAGAAGAGTCATAACGTTGCATAATCAGCTGTGCCTAGCGCGGTAATAGACTAAAACGCACACGACTATCGGCATCCGCTGGATTTGCCTGGTTAGGCCGGACTGACACAGGACTATAAAGCTATGACAGAACAAACTATTGATGAAAAAATAGAAATTCTAAAAAACAACGCAGTGCTATTGTTAGCACACTCGGTTGACGGATTAACAAAAGAAAGAGCAATAAAGATTGTAGACAGCATTTTATCCGCATCTCTTCTTTCTGTAGCAAGTGTTATGAAAGAGAGCAGCAAATCATGAGCGAGAAAACTTGTAAGAAATGCGGCATCACAAAGCAAGATCATTGCTACCGCAAACATTCAGCCTCAAAAGATGGGCTGGCTACTGTATGCAAGGAGTGTAAAAGTAAAGAAGATGCTAAGTATTATCAGCTGAATAAAGAGCGAATTAAAATCAAAGCCCTAGCTTGGCGAAAAAAGAACCCCGAGCATGCAAAAGAATGGCAGCAAAGAAACCCTGAAAGGTGTCTAGAAAGCCATAAGAAATGGAGGCAATCAAACCCGATTGCCTACGCAGAGTATCAAGTCAGAAACCGCTACAGGTTTAAGGAGCCTGAATTAGTAACCGCAAAAGCACTAAATATTTTAATCAAACGAGAGATAAGGAGTAGAACATGAACAATATCGTAGAATTGAGAAAAGAGCTATCAGAGTTGTTTCAAGATGTAAAAAACGGGAAAATTGATGTGAAGCGGGCTTCTGAAATGAATAATAGTGCAGGAAAAATTATTCACTCGCTAAAAGTGGAACTTGAGTATTGCTCACTAAGAAACGCACCGCAAGACATTGACTACCTCGATAATGGAAAGCCCTGATAGCAAAACAGGCAAGCCGCACAGCTGGTAGAGTGTGCGGCATAACATTTTAGTTGAGGTGCAGCCCACCGAAACCAGAACAAACCGCATTGACCTCGCTGTCACCTCGAACGGCTGGTTATGCAAATTTAATAAGGAACCGCTATGAACGTATATTTCAATAATTGTTTTACAGGCCACTATCCTGTAGGCACTGCCGCCGTGGTAGTTGCAGAGAACCCTGAAGAAGCCGCAGAAGCGTTGAACCGTAGCCTTGTTGATATGGGCTTAGAGGAAACAGCCGTGCCTGGGGAGATGGTGCTTTTGAGTACAACTTTTGAAAGCGTAACTATTTTGAACGATGGCAATTATTAAGGCTGCATAACGTTGCGCATAACCGAGCACATGCCAACACTGAATACGAATAGAACGACGGAAACATTTAACTAAACTTGATCGCCGGACACTGCGGCATGTGTCCGAGTTAATGCGACTTGTTATAACGCGAGGATGGCAACGTGATAAAACCGAAAGAAGCTGAAAAGCTGGCTAATAAAACAGTAGAAGAATATGTAAATTCGTGCGACTGCAAAAACGAGCAAGACGTTGCCAATGTGCTGATGAAATTAGCCAGCATGTGCGGGCTGGGAATGTGTGCAGTCGTAGGACAGAAAGAGGCAGTTGACCGGATGCAAGGGACTACAAACCACATTGCTAAAAATGAAGGCATTGCTGACTGGAAGAGAAGTACAGTTCAGTAGCGGTATAACGTTGCTAATGAGCTGCTGCCCACAGATAGCTAAAAGAGCGCCGATGACCACGCAGTCAAATTGAAGTGATTGTTATTCAGCAACAGGACACGCAGATATGAATAAAAGAGAACACTTACTAGCCTGCTTAATTGAAGAGGCCGCAGAGATACAACAAGCTGCCACAAAAGCCTTGCGGTTTGGAACAGAGGATGGATACCCAGGAGGCAACACAACAAATGCTGAAGATATTGCTATTGAGTGCTGTGACATAATCGCCGTTATTGAGATGCTAGAAGAATGCGGAATTATTGAAAAGAGCGGCACACTACAGGCAATTAACGCCAAGAAAGCCAGGGTGTCCCAGTTTATGGAGTACGCAAAGACAACAGGTGCGTTGACTGTATAACATTTTAGTTGAGGTGCAGACGTGAAAGATTCAGAACAAGGCGCTGATGGTGATTCTGTCACCTCGAACGGCGTGTTATGTGGCAAAGCGGCAATAAGGGACTCAATATACCCAACATCATTGTGCAAAACATGCACTCGCGTTTTGCAGGATTGCAGGCATGTTGATAAACGCGCTGAAATGCACGAAGGTTTTAAGGTGGTTGTTAGTTGCATTGGGTTTGAAAGCTTTTATGACACATAACGACAGCATAACTGGCGCACCGGAGGAAATACGATGAAGCATAAACCAGCAGTAAAACACGAAGACCAAGAAGCACTTGAATTGGCGCACAGACTAGGTGCGTCCACCGTTGATGCCATTGTTATGTGTGATTTGCACTGCTCTCAATGCGGAGAGCCTATGGAAGAATTGCACGAAGGCTACTGCGAAGAATGCTGCAGGCAAAACCAGATGGAGCTTGATCGGCACAATGCGGAATACGACCACTGGAACAGACAGGACGCTGAAAGGCGTGACGAAGCAATAAGGCGTGGCTACACATAACCATTGCAAATAAGCTGGCACACTCAGTGCCAGAACAGAACTAAAGACTAACCTGCTCAGATTGATTTGCATGGTTAGGCGAATCGAAGAGGATATATAGAATGCCAACACATTTTGAAGATATACCTAAACCAGATATGTGCATGCACCCAGAGCACAACCCGCCTCAGCATATCGTGATACCGCAAGGCAAAAAGATGGTTCACGTTTGCCCTGCATGCAGCAAGCGGCAGGAAATAATGCCTATGCATGTTACTTGTGGCATAGATAGAGAGTTTATGCGAGCTTTGGAAAACCAGGAGGATTTGCCGCCAGAGTTTCAGAAAGTAATTGACGACAATTTCTGGGTCTTAATAACTGAAGCCTAACATCGCAAATAACTTGCGCCACCACGGCGCTTAACTTAAAACCCGCAGAGCTTTCAGCGTCCAGTTGATTTGCTTTGTTATACGCGAGGTTGAAAATGGATAT